GGAGCTGGAAGCACAGAAAACAGCATTAGAAAAAGCTCTGGCAAGTGCAGAGCTTGAAAGAGGTTTTGATCTGACCAAAAATGAAATTCAATTCTTCTTAAAAAGTCTCAGATCCGAAGACATTGAAGACCGAAATTTTCAAAAACGACTTGTAAATATATTTATCAATTCCATTTTTGTCTATGATGATAAAATTGATATCGCATTCAATTTTAAAGATGATCTGGATATCCTTACACTCGCAGATATACAACATGCAAAAGCAGGCGCAGAGTTCGCCTGCTGCGCATCAAGTTCCAGAATTGCATCATCTGCCAACAGGTCTTGCGCTTCTTTCAGCACCAGCGGCTCCAGCAGATCAGCTCGTATAGGTTTCTTTTTGCATCCTGTTTTCTTTCGCTGACTTAGGCAGTTGTAGTAATTGTATTTCGTACCAAGTTTTCCATATCCAGAAGTACCGATCATTTCGGATCCGCAAAGTCCACAGTACAGCTTTCCGGTTAATAGAAAATCTGAATAGTTCCAGCTAGAGTGAGGTTTGCGTTTGTTCACTTTTAACATCTCTTGAACTTTATAGAACGTGTCTTTATCTACGATTGCCGGGATAGCATCTTCGTCGCGTATCAGGTCCTTGTACGTATATATTCCAATGTAACTTTCATTCTTTAAAATCGTTCGTAAGCTGCTTTTCGTGAAAGGTCTTCCATATCTGGTGCGATGGCCTTCGGAATTTAGTTGCCGAATAATTTGAGCAGTGCTACATCCGGATGCGTATAGCGCATAGATTTCTTTGATAACAGGGGCTGTGGATTCGTCAATCACATATTTTTTATCGACCGCCTTATACCCCAACGGGATGTTACCGCTCAGAACATTATGCTTCTTCGCTCCTTCGTACTGTCCCCTTCGGATATTTTGTGACAGCTGTAAACTGTAGTATTCTGCCATGCCCTCTAACACGCTTTCCAGAATCACGCCTTCAGGAGAGTCAGGAACATTTTCTGCGACGTATTCCACACGCACATCATTCTTTTTACACCGATACTTATTGAACGTGATCTCTTCACGATTTCGTCCGAACCGGTCAACCTTCCAGAGGATAATAACCTGGAATTGTTTCTTTGCAGTGTCTGAAAGCATCTTTTGAAATTCTTCTCTGTTGTCTGTTCTGCCAGATACCGCGCGGTCAATATATTCATGTATGATCGTATACCCCTTTGCATCCGCATAGGTGTGCGCTGCGGATAGCTGTCCTTCAATTGACTGCTCACCCTGTGAATGCGAAGAGTATCTTGCATACACAACAGCTCTTATATTAGTATTGTCCATCTTACTCGTGTCCTCCTTCGTTCTGTGTAGCACTAAAATCCACGAATAACACCTTTCTCAGCCTCTTTATTATGCGAGATACTGGCTCTGCTTCTTGTATTTATCGCTTGCAAGCAAGCCCTGAAGGAATCCGTCAATCTTTGCGCGATCAGACGCATCCAGCTTTGCATAGTCAGAGTCAAATCCTGCGAAATCTGATGGATCGTCAGTGCGTCCGAGCAGATAATCAGCAGATATGTGGAATGCATCTGCAATGGCTGCAACAGCCGTTGCGCGTGGTATAGTGCCTTTTACCTTCCAGCTTGATATAGTTCCTTTCTTCACTCCGATAAGTTCAGCAGTCTTGTCTGAACAGGGGTCAATCCCACGTTTTCTTGCATAAATGTTCGTAGCGTTCATAAAAATCCATATAAATCCTCCTTATTAAGTTAAAAGAAATTGACTATACCCCCTTGACAAGTCAAAAAAAGTTGACTATAATGCAGTTATCAGTTAAATAAATTTGACAACAAAAAACCAAGCCTCTGAAATTTATAGGGTTTTCAGAAGTTTTAGTTTGGGGGTATTAAGATTGTTGGCACTTTCAATATACCATGTTAGTTAAATAAATTCAACTGAAATATAAAATTTTTTAACTACTAGGAGGTGAAAGTATGGAACCGATTGGGTTCAACGAGGACTGGACTGCAGATGTCGTAAGACAGATGCACAAGTACCGAATCTCAAACCCACAGTTAGCCGCCGCGTGTGGCTACTCACCGGCTTATGTATCAACGGTTTTAAACCGGGCTGATGGCAGCACTGGTGAAGAAACTAAAAAATGCGTCATTGATTCTCTAAATTGGAGAATTGAAGTCGCAAAAGAGTTGAATAAACAGCAGCTCACAGAATGTGAGCTTGTGAAAAAACTGGCAGATAAATACGATCGAGATCCCGAAGTATTTACTGCAGTTCTGGGCGGCTCACATCCGAGAAAGAGCTTAGACGGAAACGAAGAAAGAGCACAGATCATGGATTTAATTCTGAAAGCTCTTAGTGAGGGACTGGAAAATGAAGACGAGAATTAAACCGGAAGATATTCCGGAAGAAGCGGTAAAAGAGCTGTGCATGGCAATTCTTGACGCAGTAAAAAAGTTTTACAAAGATCCAAAGAATCGAAAAGCCTACGAAGAGTGGGAAGCGCAGAGAGCAAAAGCAAGTAATTAGGAGGACAAATAAATGTTTGAAATGAAAATTAATGTTGAAGTAACAGCTACAGAAATTGTAACTGCAATTAATAATTTAGCGAAAGCAATTGAAAAATTTGGTTCACCGGTAGTAACACCAGTTGTGACTAAAGCAGAGCCAGTACAGGCCGCACCTCAGCCAGTACCTGTTGCACCGGTACCAGCACCTCAGCCAGTACCTACAGCGGCACCGATGCCGGCACCAACTCCAGCACCTCAGCCAGTACAGCAGGCCGCACCGGAGCCACAGCAGAAAGCAATCACAATTGATATGCTTGCCGCCGCAGGCGCTCCACTGGTAGATCAGGGAAAGATGCAGCAGTTAATGGCATTGCTTAATAAGTACGGTGTACAGGCAATCACACAGCTCACACCAGATAAATACGATGCATTTGCCGCGGACCTGAGAGCAATCGGAGCACAGATTTAATCGGGAGGTGTACGGATAAATGGGAACACCTACACAACACGCAATGCTGTCTGCTTCCAGTTCGAGCCGATGGTTGATTTGTACAGCAGCACCAAGATTTGAAGCCAATTTTCCTGATGAAGAAAGTGAATACACAAAAGAGGGAACATTGGCACATGAATTTTGTGAGATCACAGCTCAGTACAATTTCAATCAGGTTACGAAACGGAAAAGAACCAGTGTTGTTAAGAAACTGGAAAAAGACCCTCTGTATAAAGAGGAAATGATAAAGACTTCAGACTTCTATGCTCAGTACTTATTTGAGAAATCTTTAACTTTTCCTCAGAAGCCTTATGTGGCATTAGAGGTTAGAGTAGATTTCTCGGAATACGTTCCAGACGGATTCGGAACTTGTGACTGCGTTATGATCGGCGGCGACACCTTACATATTACAGACTACAAACACGGAAAAGGCGTACAGGTATCTGCTGAAAACAATTCTCAGATGCGATTGTATGCACTTGGAGCCTTAAAGCAGTACGCACCAATATTTGGGGATGCAATTAAAAACGTATCTATGGCGATTGTGCAGCCAAGAATCACAGAGGACATAAGCCACGAAACATTAACCGTTGAACAGTTAAAAGAGTGGGGAGAATGGTTAAAACCTATCGCTCAGAAAGCCTACAGCGGATTCGGAGAGTTTAAAGCTGGTACATGGTGCAGATTCTGTAAAGGTCGTGCAGTGTGCAAGGCAAGGGCGGAGAATTATACCGCACTGGAAGATTTCAAAGATGCTCTGATTGAGGGCAGAATGTCCGGTGATGATCTTGCAGAGTATCAGAGAGCCGAAGATTTAGGCGCGGAAATCCCCGGAATGCTCAGTGATGAAGAAGTGGCGGACTTGCTGATCCGCGCGGCGAGTTTGGAGCAGTGGTACAAAGATCTGAAAGGTTACGCGCTTAGTGCGATTCTTTCAGGAAAAGTAATACCAGGATGGAAAGCAGTTGAGGGGAGAACGGATCGTGCTTTTTCCGATACGGACAAAGCCATTGAAGCCCTGAAAGCCGCGGGTTACGACGAAGCGGTGCTCTATAAGCCTAAAGAACCTCTTACACTGTCAGCATTGGAGAAACTGACTGGTAAAAAGAAATTCTCTGAGCTGGTAGGAGATTTGGTTGTAAAGCCTCAGGGCAAACCTACACTCGTGGAAAAGGACGATAAGAGGCCACCGTACAATGCGGCGATTGCAGATTTCTCGGAGGTAGGTAGAAGTGGAGTCGACAAAAGTGCAACTTGAATTTGATAGATGCCACATGATTCTGAATCTTCCGAACTATCTTGATGATATGGGTATCAGACAGATAAAGAGAGTGTTTGTGCTGATACACCGGTACAAGTATCAGAATGAACAGGCGATGTCGGATTTAGAGGATCACATGAAACGGCATTTAGAGGACTTGAAAGCCGATTGGAGCGAGAAGAGCATAATCTATCAGCGTGAATATCAAGATCATCAGTTTGCTTTGTCACCCAAAATAGCAGCAGAAATGAAAAGAAATAATAAACGTCGTGAAAATGCTTGCTGGGCCTGCAAGAAGAAATATGAAAGATTCCAGAAGGTCATAGGACACTGGGATGAAATTAAAAACAAGTATAAATAAAGGAGATTTAAAGTATGTATCAGAATATTCCAACAAAAGTATTAACCGGAGAAGTAAGACTTTCTTATGCTCATTTAAGTGAGCCATATGCAAACCCGAATCAGGTAGGAGCAGAGCCAAAGTATTCCGTAACACTGCTGATTCCGAAAGCAGATGTGGCTACAAAAGCAGATATTGATGCATCTATGAAAGCTGCTTATGAGGCAGCAGTAGTAAACGACTGGAAAGGTGCCAGACCTCAGCTTAGAAACGCGCTTATCTACGACGGTGATGGACTGAGAAACGATGGTTCTAAGTTCGGGCCAGAGTGTGCAGGGCACTGGGTTATCACTGCCAGTTCAAAGATGAAACCTCAGGTTGTTGATATATCAAACATCAATTGCGAACTGGCACCGCAGGACATTTATTCAGGCATGTATGCCCGCGTAACCATTAACTTCTTTGCATTCAATCGAAATGGAAATAAAGGTGTTGGATGCGGACTTGGAAATGTGTTAAAAATGCGCGATGGTGAGCCTCTTTCCGGCGGAGCTTCTGCGGCATCTGATTTCGAGGGGCTTGGACAGTCTGTACAGAGTAATGAGTTTTCCGGTGTCACTCAGGGAGCTGCTGTTGGTCCGATGGGTGCAGGAGCTACACAGGTGCAGATCAATCCGATTACCGGACTTCCAATGTAATTACAACAGGGCGGTTGCGAAAGCATTAAATACCATCTGGTAGCCGCATTTTAAGGAGGCTAATATGCACCACTTATCAATTGACTTAGAAACGTACAGTTCTGTACCAATTAAGAAAACAGGTGCACAGAGATACATTGCAAGCCCAGACTTTGAGATTTTGTTATTTGCCTATTCACTGGACGATCAACCGGTGCAGGTTATAGACATGGCAATGGGGGAACAGATACCGGAGTGGCTGATACAGGCACTATACAGCCCAGACTGCATAAAACACGCGTACAATGCGGCATTCGAGTTTGGGTGTTTATCTAAGGTTTATGGTCCACTTATACCGGCTCAATGGCGGGACACCATGTTGCACAGTTTGTATTGCGGATATGCGGCAAGTCTGGATGCAGCAGGTAAGGCAATTGGTCTATCTGAAGATAAGCAAAAACTCAATACCGGTAAAGCCTTGATCCGTTATTTTTGTGTACCGTGTAAGCCAACAAAAAGTAATGGCGGGCGCACAAGGAACCTTCCGCACCATGATCCGGAGCGTTGGAAACTGTTTAAAGAATACAACGCACAGGATGTCGTTACGGAAATGACGATTGAGAACTGGCTTTCCAGTCGTCCAGTACCAGACTTTGTACAGAAGCAGTGGGAAACAGATCTCTGTATTAATCTTCGCGGCGTGGCGGTAGATATGCCATTTGTAGAGGGTGCATTGGTTATAGGCGCGCAGGTTAAAGCGGATCTTATACAGGAAGCAAAAAACATATCGCATTTAGACAATCCAAACAGCGTACAACAGCTCACAGCCTGGCTGAATAAAGAAGCATCTAACGGCATAGAGCTTACAGACCTCAGAAAAGATACAGTAAGTGAAATGCTGGAGCGTGATGATAATAGCCCAGATGTACAGAGAATGCTGGCTATCAGGCAGGAGTTGGGGAAGACCAGTACAAAAAAATATGACGCAATCAAGACTTGCGTGTGTCCGGATGATCGTGTTCGAGGACTCTTACAGTTTTATGGAGCGAACCGGACAGGGCGTTGGGCGGGGCGATTGGTACAGGTGCAGAATCTGCCAAGAACCTACACGAACCCTATCGAGATTGCGCGAGAACTGGTGACAGACAGGAGAACAAATGCGGTAAGGCTCATATATGGAAATGTGTCTGATACGCTCTCACAGCTTATCAGAACCGCTTTTGTAGCAAGTCCGGGCAATGTACTGATTGATGCCGATTTCTCAGCTATTGAGGCGCGTGTAATCTCATGGCTGGCGGGGGAGAAATGGAGACTGGATGTATTCAAATCTCATGGAAAAATCTATGAAGCCTCTGCATCCCAGATGTTCGGAGTTCCGATTGAACGGATTAAGAAAGGGAATCCCGAATATGCGCTCAGGGCAAAAGGGAAAGTTGCAGAGCTGGCACTGGGATATCAGGGAAGCGCGGGTGCATTAATTGCAATGGGCGCGCTAAACATGGGGCTTTCAGAGAATGAGCTTCCAGATATTGTAAACCGATGGAGAACAGCAAACAGTCATATTCGTGATCTCTGGTATGAAATGGATGAAGCAGCAGTATCTGTTATTCAGAATGGTGGGTGCCAGAGAGTCAAGAACCTATGGTTAGCCAGAGAGTATGACTCTCATACTGGAACACACAGCTTTACGATCATGCTTCCGTCAGGAAGAAAGCTCTATTATAACAATCCTCAGATTGGTGCGAATAGATGGGGGAATCCATCAATCACTTACATGGGGATCACAGAAAACAATAAATGGGGACGCATTGAAACATATGGCGGAAAACTGGTGGAGAATTGCGTACAGGCGATTGCAAGGGATTGTCTGGCAGAAGCAATTGAACGTCTGGAAGCCGCAGGGTTTCCAATTGTGTTCCATGTACATGATGAAGTAGTTATCGACATGAAGCCATTTGCTGACAACGAAGCCATGTTGGATAGAGTTGTACAGATCATGCGACAGCCTCCGGCATGGGGACAGGACATCCCTTTAAATGCGGATGGATGGGTTGGTGATTTCTTCACGAAAGATTAAGGAGAACAGATATGAGAAAGGTTATAAACATTATTGCAAAAGCATTGGCACTGGTAGCATTTTTAGTAGGCACATATATGGCGTGCTTGCTTGATTCAGGAAACTGGATGGTTCCATTCACAATAATGTGCGTGTCCTTTACCTATCTGTTTTTATATGCTTATGCAAAAGGATACATGTACTAATGTTCAATATTAACTATGATGCTAAATATATGCTTTTGATTTTTGGCGCAATGTTCTTATTTGGTGCATTGTTCGGACCAAAAGAAAGAGAAAATTTCAGGTTTACAGTAGCATTTGTACTCACTGTACTGATGCTGCTGGCGATTAAATTCATATAAAAGGAGATATTAAAATGTCTAATGCAGTAAAACACAAACAGAGAAGTCACTATTCATACAGAAACAATAACACAGCAGTACTTAGCGGGTTCGAGAGTAGAGCTACACGAAAAAATGTGCAGATGCCGATCATACCGGGGTTCTTCTCAAGAATTGGTGATGGCATTAAAAAGATAGTTCATAGAACACAGGATAAATAGGAGGGCAGGCAATGGATAGAGCAGAGTGCTTAAACAGAGCAAAAGAGTGTGTCTTGGGACAGCGAGAGCAGGATTATGGAAGCCCTGAAAACAATTTCCGAACTATTGCAGAATTTTGGAGCGCATACAAGGGCGTTGAATTTACAGCGGGTGATGTGGCTATGATGATGGCATTGCTTAAAGTGGCTCGTATCAGTACAGGTACCGGAACCTCCGACAGTTTTGTTGATCTGGCAGGGTACGCAGCATGTGCAGCAGAAATCGCTTCTACGGAGGCTATACACGCTATAAATAATTCAGACATGCATGAAATAAGACCGAGATAGGAAAGAGGATAATTATGGGAAACAATACTTGGAAAGTAGTATTAATCGTGATCGCCGGAGTAATTGCTGTTGGTCTGATGACTGTAATTGGCATTCAGGGAACTCAGAATAAAGCGATTGCTTTAGAGGAGCAGGTAAACACAGCAAGTTCCGACATTAAGGTGCAGGAGAAGCGCCGAGTAGATCTGGTATATAACCTTGCAGATTGTGTCAAACAGTACGATAAGCACGAAGCCGAAACCCTTACAGCTATTGTGGAAAAACGAGGATCTACAGGTGATATTGAAAACGTCACTACAGCGATTACAGCGGTATCAGAGGCTTATCCAGAACTGAAATCAGATGCAAATTATAAAGAGCTTATGAATGAGCTATCAACCACGGAAAATCTGATTGCACAATATCGCAGTAATTACAATAAGCAGATTAAAGCATATAACCGGTATGTGAAAGGATTCCCAGTGAGAGCATTTTTAAATCTGTTGGGGTATGAGAGACAGACCTACACATATCTGGATTATGATGCACCCTCAGATGCACCGCAAAAATTATTTAGTGAGGAATAAAATGGAGATCACAAAACGAGAAGTGCTGGTGAGTATTTCTATCATAGCAATATTGCTTCTTACCGGATTTTTAATATCCAGTAAGATCTCTCAGTACGAAATGGATCAAAACGAAGTGTATAACAAGGCGATCCAGATTGATACGCAGGAAATGTTTGAGTATGGAATGCGGACAGACGTTGGAAATGCTTTTGTATACGGGGAACTGAAAGCAGTTGATCCAGTATCATACCCGGATGTATCTGGCAGGTATATGTACTTGAAAAAGGTAAAAGAGAAATACACTAAGCATCGACGTACATATGAAGACCACACAAAGACTTATTGGACGTGGGATTATGCAGGTGAGGAATCGCAGAAATGCACAGAACTAACATTTCTGAATAATACATTTAGCACCTCAAAAATCATCGTGCCAGATTCTAGTTACATAGACACCGTAAAAGAATCCAGATACATTCGATACGTGTATTATGGCACAAAAGAATCATATCAAGGAACCTTATTTACGTGCCTGAGTAATAAAACAATATCTGACAATTCCCCATTCTACAAAGACCAGACAATTGAAGAAACCGTGGACTGTTTAGAGTCGGGAGCGGGACTTATTGTTTTTTGGATATGCTGGATAGTGCTCATCGGTGTATGTGTATACGGGTTTTGTTATCTGGATAATTGGTGGCTGGAATAAAGGAGATAAAATGGAAAACTTAATTATAGACTGCTTCGCCGGTGGCGGCGGGGCGAGTAAAGGAATTGAAATGGCCTTAAACAGACCGATAGATATTGCTGTAAACCATGATCCAGAAGCCATCCGGATGCACAAAGTAAATCACCCAGATACGCTTCATCTTACAGAGGATATTTTTAAGGTCGACTTACAGAAACAGGTTGCAGGAAAACATGTGGCACTGATGTGGGCTTCTCCGGATTGTACGAGCCATTCAAAAGCAAAAGGTGGTCAGCCCCGAAAGAAAGGATTGAGGATTCTGCCATGGGCAGTGTATAAGCACGCAAAGCTGATTCTTCCGGACGTAATCATTATGGAAAATGTAGAGGAGATACAACAGTGGGGGCCTCTGGATGAGTCAGGAAGACCAATTAAAAGCCGAGCGGGTGAAGACTATAACAAATTCATAACAGCTATGAAATCTATTGGTTATGAATTTGACAGCCGGGAATTAGTAGCAGCAGATTATGGAGCACCAACGACACGAAAAAGGTGGTACGCAGTGTTTCGTAGGGATGGAAAACCGATTAATTGGCCGATGGCTACACACAGCAAAAATGGTGATTCAGGAACAGAGAAATGGTTGGAATGCGGAGACTACATTGATTGGTCGGATTTAGGCAATTCTATTTTTACCAGAAAGAAACCTCTGGCTGATGCCACCATGCGACGTATCGCAAATGGATACAGGAAGTACATAGTTGAAAATGACCGTCCATATATTGTAGACAATGAAGACGCGGTTGCCTTCCTTATACAGTATCATGGGGAAACAAAAGCTGGGGACTCCAGAGGGCAGCTTCTTACAGAGCCAATTAAAACGATAGATACAAGTAACCGGTACGGGCTTGTGACAGCATTTATCACAAAATATTATAAATCCGGAATTGGTCAAGGGTGTGATGAGCCGTTACATACAATAACCACATCACCGGGGCATTTTGGACTGATATCTGCATTCCTGATTAAGTATTATGGTACCGGATGTGGACAGACATTGGACGAACCGCTTGCTACGATCACTACGAAAGATCGTTTTGGTCTGGTAAATGTTATCACTGAAATCAATGGGGAGAAATATGTCCTGAAAGATATTTTTCTGAGAATGCTTAAAGCGGAACCGGAACTTAAAACAATGCAGGGGTTTCCGGAAGATTATATTATTACGAGAGATGCAGAAGGGAAGAGATACCCGATAAAAGAGCAGGTGGCCAGAATTGGAAACAGTGTTGTACCCATTATGGCTCAGATGCTGGTAGCTGCAAACTGTTCTTATCTTAGAAAGGAAAGAGCCTGATGGAAGAACTGAAAAACCCCGATATAGTAGATCATAACTATGTGAAAAAACGTATTGCAAAGATCAAGAGCACTTACCAGCCGTGCCAGTGCCGCGATTGTGGAAGTACCATTTATGCTAGCGATGCAGAGGACGTGGAGTACATCCTTTCCCGCGGAGAAGAAATTTTTATCTGTAAAAGATGTGGAAGAAAAGAGGACAAGCAAGACTGAAAAGTTTCCGCTATTGAGACTATAGGAGGTGAAAGTAATGGGATTACAGACAAGTAAAAAAGAGATTGTATGCGTATTTTGTGGTAGAAAACGAACAATTTCATATGTAAGTGACGATGGTAGGGACTGGCTCGGACATCAGAGAGGGACACCGGGAAGCTGGACTGTCGATGATGGTTGTAATTGTGACTTAGGAAAATTGGAAAAGCAGAAAACCACAATTAAGCCAATGTGCCATAATTGTGCATACCTGGAATCGGGGTATTGCGTTAACAAAAAGCAACTTAACAGTATCAGTCAGTTGTTCGATGTAGGGAAGTCTGTTCATGTAAAAAGACCGGAGCTTCTTTGTGAAAACTGGGTACTAAACAGATGTATATTTGACCGGTTGTTTAAAGGTTCTGACCACGTCGTAGGAAAGGATTTTGTTTCCGTAATATTAGAGAAAAGAGGGTTAAAAGATGAAAAAATCAGCAAGAGTTGAAACAGTAAAGGGCCTTTTAGGATCAATCGAAGAAAGCCTGAAAGAGTGGGAGACAGCAGAAGAAGCCGGAAAGCGTCCTCTGCCCGGATATGATATCGGCTCAGAGCATAGCAAAAATTCAATCAAGAATCGTTGTGTTATTGCCAGAGCAGAGTTGATGCAGATTATCAGAGATTTGGGGTAAATAAGAGAGGTGCTACACGGATGAGCAGCAAACTGAAAATGAAACCAAAAAAAATGAAGCCACCTCTCAATGTACTGGCGGCTCCTCCGAATACATATCAGCAGGATTTTAAAAATGCCATGCTGAACGCCAGAGACGAACTGAAAGAAATGGAGTGTAAAGCCTATGAAGACGGTTTTAACGATGGCGAGGACTGGAGCGATACAGTAAATACCGTCACGTTTATGATGGCTCTGAGAAAGCTGTACGGCTTCTCTACTGCCAGACTGTTAAAGGTTATAAAGACCTCTAATGAGTTCGTTAAAATGGCAAATGAGGGGCAAATGACCATTATGCAGATGATGAAAGACATCGAAGATCATACAGAGGTGAGATTTGACCAGAAATACAAAGATATGGTGGAAAGGATAGGGCTATAGATGGGAAATTTGATTGATGCTTTTACCAAGGAAGACAGAATACCAGTAAGATTCAGCGAATTATACACGATTATAAGACAGGCGGCTCAAGCAGAGCTTATGGAAAATGCTGTAGCTTACGGGGTGCCACACTATTATATCCAGCAGATGATTAACGGAAAAAATGATCTTCTGAAGAATATAAGAGCACTGGAGTTCTCCCAGAAGAGATTCCAGCTATGCAGCAGACCATAGTGGCATATCGAAATACGGGATACGCTCCTGAAAAAGTAAAAGAGCTGGATGCGCTATATCTAAAAAAGTGTGAAGAAGTAAACGCATTGGAAAAGGAACTCTGGGACTCAAGAACACCAGCAAACAAGGAGAAAAATGAGAATGAATAACACGGTTGTAAATATCTTAGGCACAGAATACCGGATTGAATTTAAAAATATTGAAGATGATCCAATTTTGAAGAACGCAAACGGATATACAGATCCGACAGTGAAGAAGATCGTGATTTGCAATAAAGAACCAGATTGTGATGTTGAGGACTTTGACATTCTTCAGAGACAAGTTATTCGTCATGAAATCATACATGCTTACTTTGAGGAGTCTGGTGTCTCTACCAATGTTGAAAATCTAAATCAGGGTGTACCAGAACTGTACGTTGATTGGTTTGCTATTCAGGCGCCAAAGATCTACAAGACCTATGTGAAACTCGGCATTCTGGATGTAAATACTACAAAAGAAGTTTTCGATGACTACATAGACAGGGCAGGAACTACCGCATTAGCGCGTGGGATGAATGGAAGTATCACACCAATAGAACTGATAGACGCAATGAGAGGCGAGGTATCAGAACTTTTCGAGGAGTTTGGATCAGAACATAAAGTAACAGAAACTTACTATGGAGAAGACGGAAAACCTGAGGGCGTACCGTCAGAGCTTGCAGATGTTGTAATTTATTGTTTCATTATGGCAGATCTGTATCAGATTGATCTGGCAAAAGCTCTGGACGAAAAAATGGCATACAACGTGATAAGGGCTAAACGGGAGGTCAAATGAGTAAAGATAATGATATCCGATATAACGGATCAGGATACTATGATGAAACTGCATACAAGGCCATGAAAAACATGGACAGGGGGGGGACTCATAAAATGAGCGATATCAATAATTACACTACCGGAGAAATCTGGGAAATGGAAGCAACAAATGGAATCACAAAAGAGGTTGTACTGATACAGTGTTTTGGGAGCTATGCTGCGGCACTTACTTTAATGGACAATGAGCCGAAGCAGAATGCGCTGGCAGTCAAGAGCCTGAGTCTCAAATATGTTGATTGTGGAAGACTGGGATATTGTTTTTACGATAAGCTTACAAATTATATTCGTACATTGTCAGATGGCGATATTGCGGAGCTTAAAAGGAGTATTGCTGATGCATTGGAGCTTCCGATGCCGGAAATGCTGGAATCACCGCAGCTTGAAAAACAGGTGGAAACTGACTTAGCTGTGAAAGCTGCTATTTTGGACAGTGAAGCTACACAGAAGAAATGTGAGGAGTTGCGTGAGAAGCTGACCAATGCAGAATATAAAGCATCGAGTATGGCTAGAGAAAGAGATATCTATAAAAAGCTGTACGAACAGATTCTGGATAAAGTTATACCGTAAGGAGGCATAAATGCGGGTAAAAGAAAATGTTAAAATCTATACAGACGGATCATGTCACGGTAATCCCGGTCCGGGTGGATATGCAGCAGTTCTTCAGCGCGCCGACGGATCAACCGTAACCGTACATGGAGCCGAATGGTATACAACTAATAACCGCATGGAGCTTACTGCAGTAATAGAGGGGCTGAAACTTGTAACAAGCCCCTCTGCTGTTACTATATTCACAGACAGTAAGTATGTGGCTGATCTGATAAACCGGAGTGATCTGAAGAGTTTCATTAAAAATCCACAGAAGAAAAATACGGATCTGATTAGAAAGATTGTAAGCTTATCTGATGGACATAGTGTACGCGCTAACTGGATTAAGGGACACGCAGGAAATGCACTGAATGAGAGATGCGATAAACTGGCAAATAGTGAGGTTGACCGATTGGAGAAAGAACGAAGTATCCGCAGATTCGTAATAGCCTCAATACTTAAAGACGCTCTGGTCACACCGGAAGATATCGCGGACAGGTATCCTGGAATTGTATCTCTTGATACTGTAAAAAAGTATTACGACCATTATTTTAAAATGCAGGAGGATTGTTATATTACAGGGCGACAAGAATAAACCATATTACAATGCCAGCGGATACCCAGATCCTACGGCATCCAAGGCAATTAAGAGCGTGAAAAACGAAGATGCGTTAGAAAATAAAGTAGGCTTCCTGATTAAAATTCTGAAATACATTATCAGAGAATCTGGTTTTGAACTGGTGAACAGAATCGAGCTGAGGGACAAACAGTCAGGGAGGTGCTTTAAGTGAACATGATATTTGATGTAGTGCTTGCGGCAGCTTTAATTGTAGTAATCAGCCTTGGAGTTATTTTTATTGGAATTGCTACCGCTATGGAGCCTGAAAATGATTGTGTATTTTGCCCGATGTGGGGTAAAACCTGCACGGACAATGAGGGGGTTGAAAGGTCCTTCTGTGATAACTGCAGTAATAGAATGGTTAAATAAAATTGACTTAAAGGCATTGACAGTCAATTTATTTATACTTATAATACAATTACAGTTAAATATATTTGACTATTGATGTGAAAAGGAGTACCTTATGATTTTAAAAAATGACAGGCAATTAACAATATCCGTCGGTGCCAGTCGTAAGGATACCAGTTGGAAACCGCAGTTAATCACTATCGGAGAACTCTGGGACCGATTAAAAACACCGGTGCGAGGCGTAGAAACAATCACGCAATATCTGGCTCTGAAGAAATCTCAGCAGGATGATCTGAAAGATGTCGGCGGGTTTGTGGCTGGCGCTTTGAACGGAGGGCGAAGAAAAGCCGATGCGGTAACCGGCAGGGACATTGTAACTCTTGACTTTGACACTATCCCCGCTTATGGGACAGATGGAATTATTCAGTCCGTTGAGAACATGGGGTGTGGGTATTGTATTTACAGTACCCGTAAGCACATGCAGACAGCGCCGAGGTTGCGTATTTTAATCCCACTGGATAGAACGGTTACCGCTGATGAATATGAGCCAATAGCAAGGCATATAGCCGCTCAGATTGGCATTCAGATGGCAGACCCTACTACATTTCAAGCATCCAGATTAATGTACTGGCCGTCATGCAGTGCAGACGGTGAATACATATTCAGGTACAAAGATGCACCGTTGATAATGGCAGATCTGGTGTTAGATGCTTACGATGATTGGCACGACTTTAGTTCATGGCCGCAGGTACCGGGAGCAGTATCATATCAGAAACTTGCAATGAAGCAGGGCGACCCGGACACAAAGCCCGGTATCGTTGGAACATTTAACAGGGCTTATGGTGACGTGTTCAATGCCATGGACAAGCTGCTTCCTGGAATCTATGAACCAGTTGACACTGATCCAAATCGGTTCACCTATCTGGGAGGCTCTACAACAGGCGGCGCGGTGATTTACGATCACGGCAAATTCCTTTTTTCACACCATGCGACAGACCCTTGTAGTGGAAAGCTTGTAAACGCATTCGACTTGGTTCGGCTGCATAAGTTCGGAGACAGGGACGATACGGCGGCACCGAACACGCCAAACAACCGGTTACCATCTTACACAGCAATGTGCGAATTTGCTGTTGCTGACCCGGTTGTATCCGCGTTCATGGCAAAAGAGAGGCATGAACAGGCGATGCAGGACTTTAGTAGAATCACACAGAGCAGTAATAATACGACCGCTGACAGTGATTCCTACGATTGGATGCAGAAGTTACAGCTTAACCCAAAAGCGGGTACCGTAAAGTCCACCATAGATAACATCATCATCATTCTGGACAATGACCCTCTGTTAAAAGGTAAGTTCGCACTTAACCAGTTCGCTGGCAGAGGCGAAGTTCTGGGAAAACTTCCATGGAGTATGGACGGCGAAAGACGGTTGTGGAGTGATACAGACAGCAACGGGCTTTACTGGTACCTTGAAAAAGCCTATGACATAACAGGACGCGGGAGCATTGATGCGGCTTTAGACATCCATGCAGCTACACACGCGTTTAACGAGGTCCAGGATTATATCAAAAAACTGGTATGGGACGGAATCCCGCGACTGGATACGTTATTCATTGATTATCTGGGAGCTGAAGATGATCCGGTAGGGTACACCAGAGCCGTGTGCAGAAAAGCTTTTACAGCAGCAGTCGCGAGAGCCATGGATCCCGGATGTAAATACGATTGTATGTTGATTCTCTGTGGAGCACAGGGGCTTGGCAAGTCCACAATTTTAGATAAGATGAGCCGCGGTTGGTTCAATGACAGCATCCGAACATTCGAGGGCAAAGAAGCCTCAGAGCTGTTACAGGGCGTGTGGCTGGTGGAAGTTGCCGAATTGGACGCTTTCAGACGAACAGACGTTGCGCGAATCAAGCAGTTTCTTTCCCTGAGGGCCGACCGGTACCGCGCCGCTTATGGTAGGAATGTAAAAGAGCTTCCGAGGTGCTGTGTGTTCTTCGGAACATGCAACCAGATGGATTTTTTGCAGGATACCACCGGAAACAGACGTTTCTGGCCTGTAGATGTAGGAGAACAGCCCCACACAAAAAATGTATGGCAGAATCTCACACCTGACACGGTAGATCAGATATGGGCTGAAGCTAAAATGCGTTGGATGATGGGAGAGCAACTCTATCTTACAGGAGAGGTGGAAAAGGAAGCGCAGAACAGGCAGGAGTCTCACAGAGAAGCATCCCCACGCGAGGGTCTTATACACGAATTTGTGGAGAGACAGGTTCCGGATGACTGGTCAAAATGGCCGCTTGACCGCCGCCGTGACTTCTGGGCGAACAATGCGACAGGCGATTACAATCTTGTAAGTCGTGACCGCATTTGCGCTTTAGAAGTTTGGTGCGAGTTGTTTTTTGGGAACCAAAAAGATATGAAGCCGCAGGATGTGAGAGAAATTAATGCAATTCTGGCAAACATCCCGCACTGGAAACGGTCAAAAAGCTCTATGCGCTGTGGCCCGTACAGCGTGCAAAGAGGGTTTATACCAGGTTGACATAAAATGTAACAAAAAGCGTAACAATCGCGTAACATTAGCATTTTTAAACGTTACAATGTTACACTCGTTTGTAACATTGTAACGTTAGTGTAACAAAAAATGTTACACCTGAAACCCTTGTAAATACTGGTTTTATAAGCATTTGTAACATTGTAACATATATTTCTAATAGACTTATGAAATAGAGGGATTAGGGGAATATAGTACTCCCTATTCTCCCTAATTCGTACAGGTCTATACGCGCGCGAGAAGTTTGATACATTTTAGGCGGAAAGCTAATTCAGCTGTTAGCTTGAGCATTAAATGAGGCTAAGTAACAGATGTGGCTGATAGAAAAAGGCAAGCGTATCTAATCTCGGTTACGCGCGCCCGCGAAAAGTTAGATTTGAGAGAGGTCAGAACAATGATGGTGAAGAACATGTCCAAGGAGGCTAAAACAATGAGAGAAAGCACAATCGAAAACAAGTTCAGAAAAGCAGTAGAGGCGACAGGAGCGCGGTGCCTTAAATTTGTAAGTCCCGGATTCGTCGGAGTCCCGGACAGAATTATTCTGTTGCCCGGTGGCACCGTACTCTTTGCAGAGCTGAAAGCACCGGGCAAGACAGAACGGGTGAGGCAGGAGTACGTGCAGGGCATTCTCCGAAATATGGGGTTTACCGTGTTCTCATCGGTCAATACGGACGAGCAGATTCTGGAGATTACCCACAAGTGCAGGGAGGTTATAAGGAATGCCAAAAGAGTTTAAACCACACAGTTATCAGGCATATAGTATTCAGAGGATGATCGACACGCCGTACATTGGTGCTTTTCTGGACATGGGACTTGGTAAAACGGTCATTACCCTGACAGCGCTACACGAATTAAAATACTACCGGTTCTGCATCCGAAAAGTGCTGATTATTGCACCGAAGAAAGTAGCTGAAAGCACCTGGACAAAAGAGAGGGATAAGTGGGAGCACTTAAAGGCTCTCAGAATATCCGTGGTACTTGGGCCAGAGAAAAAGCGCATGGCGGCATTAGAAGAACCGGCAGACATTTATATTATCAATCGTGAAAACACAAAATGGCTGGTTGATCTATATCAGCACGACTGGCCATTTGATGTTGTCGTACTGGATGAGAGCAGTTCCTTCAAGAATCATCAGTCACAGCGATTCAAGGCATTAAAAGCAATCAGACCTCGAATTAACCGCCTGATTGAGTTAACCGGTACACCAAGCCCGAAAGGGCTGATAGACCTCTGGGCGCAGATCTACTTGCTGGACGGAGGGAGACGTCTGGGAAGAACGATATCCGTATACCGCGAAATATTCTTTGTACCAGATAAGAGAAACCGTACAACCATTTTCTCCTACGCTCTAAAAGATGGGGCAGACGAAGAAATATACAGGAATATTTCAGACATTTGCATCAGCATGAAAGCAGAAGACTATTTAGAGCTTCCAGAGTGCATCTATGATGATATTCCTGTACAGCTTGACGCGAAGGCACGGGATGCGTATTTACGGCTGGAGAGGGACATGCTGTTGGAATTGGACGAAGAAGACCTCATAACAGCAAACACTGCTGCCTCACTGACAGGGAAGCTGTTACAGCTCTGTAATGGTGCTGTGTATGATGAGGATGGTGAAGTGGTTCCGGTACATAACTGCAAGATCGAGGCGCTGTTGGAAACAATTGAACAGTTACACGGACAGCACACGATTATTTACTATCACTTCAAGCATGATCGTGATAGAATCACAGAGGCACTTTCTAAGACTGGTTTGCGCGTCAGAGTATATCAGGATGCACAAGAGGAAAATGACTGGAATGAGGGCAAAATAGACGTGCTGTTAGCCCAGCCAAGCAGTTGCGGGTATGGGCTTAATCTTCAGGACGGTGGCCACCATATAATCTGGTTTGGGCTTACCTGGAATCTGGAGGAATATCAACAGGCAAATAAGCGACTTCACAGACAGGGGCAGCAGTATCCGGTTATCATTCACCGGCTTATTGCGCAGAACTGTACAGATGAGGACGTGATCCGGTCATTAGAGGGAAAAGAGAACATACAGGAGAGCTTGCTTAATGCGTTAAAGGTCCGCATTGCACGGATAAAAGAGGAGAGAAAAATATGACAGTAAAAGAATTATCACAGCTGTACCATTTAAACAGAGAGATTGAAGCGTATCAGAGGCACTTGGCAGAACTGGAATGGTCAGCTGTTCCAGGCTCTCCAGTGATATCGGATATGCCGACAGGATCACATAGCAATAACAGCAAAGTGGAAGAACTGGCGGCAGAAATTACGGATCTGAAAGCGATCATAGCAGCCAAACAGATTCAGTGCATTCATGAAAGACAGAGATTAGAGAGGTACATAGCCACTATTCCTGACAGCCTTACCAGATCCATATTTGAATTGCGGTTTGCCAATGGCTTACCGTGGCGCCAAGTGGCCGCAAGTCTGGGCGGTGGAAATACCACAGACGGGGTGAAGAAACGGTGCTACAGATATCTGGATCACGAATAGATCGTGCTTCTGTGATGTGTGTATGATGTAAAAATCGTAAGTTGTCCCCGAATGTCCCTTTTATGTCCCGCCTGTGTATGGTAATGTTTAAGGTGGATTATTTTAAAAGCATTGGCCTCCTATGTTCGTGGCTTTTCAGTCTCGATTCTTTTTGCTCAGTGTTATCATAATCCGCAAAAAAGCTGTCTCAGTTTTGTCCATGAAACTGGGGTGGCTTTTTTAATACAAAAGTATGGAGGCAGAAAATGTATAAAACACAAAGAAACTATGAGAACTTAAATAAGGCTATATTTGATGGTACGGGGCAGTATGGGATTCCGGTTATACAGGCAACAGATTACAAGGCTGACAACTGGATAGGCTTTAATTATGCAAAAGGGTGTGAGGAACCTGAAATACATGGTGTTCACTTCTTTTTGGATGATTACCAGTTTATCCGCGTGTGGTCGCAGCCAGATGTGTACCTGAATATGCTTCAGAAATTCCAGGCAGTATGCACACCTGATTTTTCATTGTATACGGACTTCCCACGTGTGATCCAGATATACAACCATTATCGGAAGCACTGGTTAGGTGCTTACTGGCAGATGCACGGTATCCGTGTGATACCTACAATATGCTGGAGCGACGAAGACAGCTTCGAGTGGTGTTTCGATGGAGAACCAATTGGCAGCACTGTAGCAGTGTCCAGTGTGGGAACGCAGGTCAACAAAGAGGCAGGGCACCTTTTTAAAGCTGGATATGAGGAAATGCTAAGACGGCTAAGACCGAAAGAAATCATCATGTATGGGAACATCCCAGAATGGTGCGAGGGCAACATCATACCTGTATGAGCCTTCCAAGAGAAGTTCCGAAGACAGTCTTTGACCGAAGAGAAGTGAGGTGTTACAATAATGGGAGGTAGAGGCGGCTCTAGTGGTTTTACGGGAAGCACAGCAGCAACGCCGCAGTTCGGTAATAACGTGCTGAGTCCGCAGGATGCGCAGGACTTTAAAACCCTGTCAGACTACATGAAGAATACTCACAATATAACAATGGGTAAATCGTTGCAAAACCTTGAATTTAAGACCACACAGCACGTTGCTTCGACAGTTGATGATCTGGCTAAGGAATTTCCGCAGGCCGTTGATTCAATCAAAAACTATTCGGCACATGGCGCGCCTAAGGGGTCCTATGCGTGTGCGTCATACGATGGTGAGCTGAGACTGGGTAACTATTTTAAATCATTCCCTGACTTTAATCGGTCATTTAAACATTCTGTGAAAACTGGATTCCATCCCGCAGGATCTAACCCAGTGGACGCGGTAGTGTCGCATGAGGCGGGGCACTTGTTGGAACGTGCGTTAATCCGAAAGGCGATAGCATCCGGAAAAGGACAGTTTGGAGGTGCTATGTGGAATGCATCTACAGAAGCGAAACGGATCGTAAGTCAGGCGTGTAAGGATGTGAAATCTACACCGGGCGGCAAGGGCAGAAAGGTTAATGACCTTATCCGGGAAGTATCGGGGTACGCTACAAGAAACAGGTCTGAATGCCTGGCAGAGTGTGTATCTGATTACTATTCAAACCGTAGCAATGCGAAACCATTATCTAAAGCAGTATGGAATCTTTTGAAAAAGGAGCTGGGATAAATGGAAATGGAGACAAAAGAAGTTCTGGCAAGACTTGAACTGATGAGTAACTGGGTGATTGAGGACGAAGATACAGGCGATGTGATTGGACTGAAAGCAGATGCACCGGACAGTATGAAAGCTGAATACGAGAAGTATCTTGAAGAACTACAGTCAACGGAACCGGTATTGAGATAGGAGCATAGAACTATGGCAACAAATAAAAATCCGGTCAAGCCTAAAAAGGGTAAGACTACAAAACAGCCACAGAACAATAAAAAGAACAGAACAAAGCCTGTGTTAAGGGTTGATTAGAAGAGAGCTGAAAAGCTCTCTTTTATTGTCTTGTAAAATAAAGAACATTTGATATATAATGGGGGTAGAAAAATGGGTGGTAGAGGCGGTTCCAGTGGTTTATCTGCCGGTGGAAGTCCTAACGGACGCGCCGGATCACTGAAAGGGCTTATACAGCAGATAAATAACAATCAGACTATAAATGGTCCACAATGGATGCATCAGGGCGATTACACTGATGGAAATAACCCGGCATTACTTCAGTACCAGCAGAAAGAGGACGACAAAACTGCCAACTTCTTAGCAGGTACCGACAATAAAATTGATTTGAATGATCCAGCATACGCAGATGGGTATGTTTATCACGATATCCCGCTGAATAAATTGCTGTTACGACTGGGAATCGGAAAAGGGGCTACAGTCCTGTCGGATTCAGACTTTGATGCATATGTCCAGCAGACAGGGCAGCAGGTAATGTACCGAGGATGGGGTAATAAAGGTGCGGCAGATAGATTTGTCAATACAACCCACAACCATGTTGGAAATGGGCGGTACGGTGATGGATACTACTTTTCCCCAGATTCGGGAACGGCGAAAGCTTATTCCGGTGACGGTACAGTAACCAAAATGGCGTTGTCACCGAATGCACGAGTTATCAGTTACAATGACTTGGTATCCAAAATGTCGCAGGTAAGCAGTAAACTTCAGAACTCATTGAGGCGAACCGGTGGCGGTGGATCTGGGCGTACATTTGCATCTAACAAGGGCGAAGCACAGTACGCATTGAAACTGGGCTACAATGTTATTGATGTTGGAGGTGGATACCTCTATGGCATTACTAATGACGCATTTGTAGTAAGTAAGAAATATTAATAATCAGGAGGCATAGAACCATGGCAACAAAAAAGAGAATTGACGAAGCAGCAGAAGCGAGAATCAATGATGCGTATGCAAGAGCAGCTGAAAAGGCTACAGGGATTAAGCCTATGAGTGATGATCCTAAGTATAAAGATTTTGGAAAGACTGTAAAAAAGACAACAGCTAAGAAATCTGCTACAAAGAAACCAGCAGTGAAGAAACCGGCAGCGAAGAAAACTGCCACAAAGAAGAAATAAACATGATTTTGTTTACCCTCTCCCGAGAAATCAGGCAGAGGGCATTTTATTGTCCGGGAGGGAATGAGCATGGGAGGCAGAGGTGGAAACAGTGTTTTTACTTCTGGTAACGGCCTGAAAGAATCTGGGCTTGATGTGACATTTCAGGGAGAAACCACAAGATACTACTTTACCAAGAAAGGTAATGACAATTACTATCAACAGGGTTTCTCAGGAATGCCACAGCCAACGCCCCAGAATATGTCAGCCGCAGAATTTAAACAACGTGTGCTGGCAAATGGGGCGGCTGTAAAGGATGTTACAGCAAGCGAGTACAAAGCGGACATGGTTCAACACGGGGTATACAGAAAAGAAATGGATAAATTCCTGAATACTCAGTGGTATAAAACAGCAGGTCCGCCGCGACATGGCATGAAAGGCCACTAAACAGAAATGAGAGGAGGTGCGCCGCATGGCAGCACAGAAAAAGAACCCGGGCGGTCGCCCGCCTAAATATACAGATCCGGAGGAACTGAAAGCAAAAATTGAAGAATACTTTAAAATGTGCGAGGGTGAGTTGTTAAGGAATGCAGATAGTGATCCGGTTCTTGACCGGTTCCAGCAGCCGATTTTTCTTAATCGAAAGCAGCCGACATCCGCAGGACTGGCAAGAGCCTTAGGCTTTGGATCCCGGAAGAGTCTGTTTGACTATAAAGGGAAAAAGCAATTTGAGGGAATCATCAAAAACGCAATGCTGTATCTGGAAGAAAAGACAGAAGAGAGACTGTTTGATAAAGATGGTGCAAACGGGGCGAAATTCAGTCTGCAGAATAATTTCCGTTGGCGAGACGGAAATAAAGACGATGCAGAGAAAGCACCATCTGTTACTATTATCAACGACATCCCGAGAACCGTGCCGGTAAAAGCAGTTCCAGACGGCGAGAGTTCGGATGGCAGCAGTAGTTGACGGTACCAGGCTATCCGCTGTTATAGCCCCGGCGTTCTACCCCGTACACTGGGATATTGCGGATGGGCTACACACGTATTATGATTTGTTCGGCGGTCGAGGCTCAACAAAGTCTTCATTTATCGGGACAGAGATTGTACTGGGAATCATGGAAGACCCGGCAGCGAATGCAGTTATTTTCCGTAAGGTCGGAAATACCATTGGAACCAGTGTGTATGAGCAGATATGGTGGAGCATTAATGCACTGGGCGTAGAAGACCAGTGGAAGGGCTGTACAAGTCCTTATCGTCTTACATACATACCTACAGGGCAGGTTATTTTATTCAGGGGTTTGGATAAAGCCAAGAAAATGAAATCTGTCAAAGTGGCAAAAGGGTATATCAAGTATTTGTGGTTCGAGGAACTTGACGAGTTTGCGGGCGAAGAAGAAATCCGAAGCGTACAGCAGTCAGTTCTTCGAGGTGGTCCAAAGTTTGTAGTATTCAAGAGCTTCAACCCGCCTATCAGTAAAGCAAACTGGGCGAATAAATATGTCATGAAGCCGCACAGAGGCTCATACAGACATAAATCCTGTTATTTGGATGTACCGCCAGACTGGTTAGGAGAACAGTTCTTCAATGATGCAGAAGACCTTAAAGAAACGAATCCGAGAGCTTATGAGCATGAATACTTAGGCAACGCAGTCGGTACCGGCGGCGAAGTATTTGATAACCTTAATATTCGTGAGATTACAGATGCAGAAATCTCTGCATTTGACAGAATCTACATGGGAATTGACTGGGGATGGTATCCCGACCCGTTCCACTGGGGAAAGATGCATTACGACAGTGCCAGAAAGATTCTGTATATCTTTAATGAGTTCCGAGCGAATAAGATGAGTAATGCGGAAACCTGGAATACTCTTGTAATGACAAAAGGCGTTACTGGTGCAGACCTGATTACCGCGGATAGTGCAGAACCTAAATCTATTGGCGATTATAGGGACTATGGTTCTCTCTGTCGTCCAGCCATAAAAGGCCCTGACAGTGTGAGGTATGGTATGAAATGGCTACAGTCGTTGAAAAGCATTGTCATTGACCCGGTACGGTGCCCGAATACAGCTCAGGAGTTCTCTGAGTATGAATATGAGCGTACCCCAGATGATGAGGTAATGAGCAGCTTCCCAGATGCAAACAATCACAGTATTGACTGTATTCGATATGCGATGGAACGTGTATACAAGAGAAAAGGCCAGTAAGCAGTTTACGCTGATCCGCCTTTGTGGTATGATGCAGGTATCACCTACACAAAGGAGGGCGGCGTATGCAGAAGGGGAGTATTCGTAAAACTATTTGTATAGTGGGTATCTTGATTGTATTTCTAACCTGTTCAGTTATATTCGGATCTGACACAGGGGCAATTGCCTTTTTAATTCTTCTATTGATATCAGTATCATGGCTGGTAACCCAGTTGATAATGAGGCTTATTAAGTGGTGTATACGGGTGTTGGAAATTAAAGAGCCAGAAACAACAAATAATTCGTTGCAAACAATGCGTGAAGCGGTAAAAAATTTGGTTTCCGAAATCAAATCAAAAACCGAAACCATAGAGCAGCCCACTGTACAAGAATCGGTTAAAGTAGAAAAAACTCTGGATCAGACACCACAAAGTCAACGAACATGTGCGGTTAAAGAGTCCGTAAATTTAGAATCAGTAGAGCCAAAGCCTCAAATGTCAGATGAGCAGATGCATACATTTGCAGTAGCATGTAGTGCTTATACTGCTAAAAGAGACTTGGCAGAAATAAGGGAAGAACTTTCCAGAAGCAGGATGGAGGGTGAAGGCCCTAAGCCAGAAGCAAAAAAGGACTACAGACCCGCACCGAAAAATATAGAAGAGATACTTCTAAATTCCGTAAAAGCTGTACCAAAGGAAACATTTGAACAGTATTGTGTAATTTGTCTGAGAGGCAGTGCCTTTAAATCTGTTATTAGGACCACGAAGGCAGGTGCTAAGTACGCAAACATTATTGCGTATAAAGATTCCTTGAAATATGCAATTGTATGCGCTCAGAACATAGATAATGAAGCACAGATAATCAAAAATGCAGCGGAAGGAAAAAAGGAGTATTCAGCTGACAAAGCAGTTGTGCTGTCGCAAGAATATTTCTCTGGGTCAGCAAAAAAGATAGCATCTGAAGCAAATGTTAATCTGTGGGGGCAGGGATGAATTCATGTTAATGATTCTAAAGGTAGACCTAAAAAATATTCAATATAATAACAAGCCTGTAATTTAATTATGGGATATTTAAAAGAGAACTAATGTTTGCAATAGTTCTCTTTTTAGTTTACATAAAACGTAACAAAAAGCGTAACATTATTTTCTAATAGACTTATACAACAGAGGGATTAGGGGATTATAGTACTCCCTATTCTCCCTAATGCGAACACGTCTATACACGCGCGAGGAAAACGTAACAGGAGGTGAGAATACGAGCCTGTTTAAGAATTTTATAACACAGATTGGAAGGGTGGTCAGGAAATTGATACCATATAAAAGTATTGAGCAGGTCGAAGATATTCAGACCTCTCTATCCACAGATATGACGAATGCATTGGATCGTTGGTATCGGCTGTATCGTAACGAAGCCCCATGGCTGGAGCCGGGGAAAGTAAAATCCTTAAATCTTCCGGCATTGGTCAGCTCAGAGATTGCAAGACAGGTAACACTTGAGATGAAGTGGAGCATCACCGGCAAAAACAAAAACGGCGAGATCAGGGGCGAAGACGGAAAAGACATCATGAACCCCAGAGCAGAGTATCTGAAAGCAGAATTTGAAAAGTGTGTTGACATCTTGCGGCAGAAACTGGAACAGGGATGCGCAGCAGGTGGCATGATAATCAAGCCTTATCCAAATGTACAGGACGGGCATTTATACTTTGACTGGACAATGGATTGGTCAGTTTATCCTATCGCTTTCGACGACGATGGGAACTTGTGTGATGTAGTTATCCCAGATGTATTTACTGAGGGGAAAACCACTTATACACGCTTGGAACGTCATACGGTTGATGGTTCCAATGTGAAGATCACGCACAGAGCTTTTATGTCAACTGTACCGGAAAGCATTGGCAGGGAAATCCCGCTGACGATGGTTGAGCGTTGGGCTTCACTTGCACCGGAAGCGACCGTCACAGATACAGACGGTGTGCTGTTTGGTTGGTATAAAGTAGCAGCGGCAAACAATGTGGATGTAGACAGTCCTATGGGGGCTTCGGTGTTCTGTAAAGCTGAAGATGTTATCGAAGAAGCGGATCAGCAGTGGTCACGTCTGCTTTGGGAGTTTGAAGGTTCAGAACTGGCAGTAGATGTTGACCCGACAGCATTACGTCCGCGAAGAAACGCAGACGGGCTGATGGAAACACCGAAATTGAATGAACGTCTGTTCCGACAGCTTGACATTGATAAAGGTGACCGAGACCTGTATGAAGTCTTTTCACCGAATATCCGTGATGCAAACCTTGTTAATGGGCTGAACCAGATTCTTTACCGAGTTGAGGACTTATGTGGACTGTCCAGAGGCACTATTGCAGATGTCAATGACACAGAGCGGACGGCTACAGAGCTGAAGATCAACAAGCAACGGTCTTATGCCACTATAGCAGACAATCAGAAGGCTCTGGAAGCCTGTTTAAGGAACGTTATCAGGGCAATGGATAAATATGCCACTGTCTATGGTTTAGCCCCTGAGGGGGACTATGACGTGTCCTTTGACTGGGATGATTCGATACTGACGGACAGAGATCAGCAGAATCAGGAGATGCTGATGCTATTAAATGCTGGTATCATCAGCAAAGTAGAATATCGAATGTGGTACTATGGCGAAACAAAAGCGCAGGCACAGGCAGCCATTGAAGAAGTACGACAGGAGCAGGCAGAGAGTATGATGTCCATGCTTCCGGATATCGGACAGGCTAATTCACCGCCACCAGCGCCCGAATAAGGAGGCGTGATGTATGCTGAATCAATCCAAATTGAATAAGGCTCTAAATATATTGTTGAAGCGGTTCGAGGATGTGAACCGTTTTTTTGTGCTAAAAATTGCAGATCAGATAAAGAAAATCGGCGGTTTGAGCCAGACCAACATAAACCGGCTCATGATTATGGCAAGCATGAATGCAGATATGATCGCCATCAACAAACAGCTGGCAGATGCGGTCAACATGGGGACCGCCGATATTTTTAAAATCTACAATAATGCAATGAACGATGTTTACACAGATCCGGCATTCTCTCAGGTGCTTAATCAAACCCCCCTTACTGCTGCACAACAGGGCCGATTAAATCAGTATGTTCAGTCGGTCAGTATGCAGACTGCAGGTACTATCCAGAATCTGTCCAATACGACAGCGTTATCTAAGACATATATGGAGGCAGTCGATAAGGCAGTACTGGCAGTGTCCTCAGGACTGGGGGACTATAAGAGTGCTACACGGGAGATTGTGCGAAGCCTGGGATACAACGGGATGCAGGTACACTATGAAAGCGGGTATCACCGCCGACTGGATACTGCAGTTCGCCAGAACATCATAGACGGTGCGAATCAGATAGCTCAGAACGGTTCAATTCTTATGGGGGAGATGCTTGGATTCGATGCTTATGAGATATCTGCTCATGCAAGGAGCGCACCAGATCATGAGCCAGTACAGGGCAGAGTATTCCTGAAAGCTGATTTTGAGAATATGCAGAAGGGTTTACCGTTCCGGGATGTGGACGGGCATATGTATCAGCCATTTAAGCGACCTATTGGTGAGTGGAACTGTATGCATATTGCAATGAGCTTTTCAACCAAACATTCTGTTCGCCGGTATACGGATGCGCAGCTGGCACAGTGGGCGGCAGATAATCAGAAGGGCTGTGAGATTGATGGAAAGCACTATACAATCTATCAGGCTTCGCAGCTTATGAGAAAGATTGAAACAGAGGTACGGCGGCAGAAAGATACCGCAAACATGGCAAGGCAAGCAGGGGACGATGCTCTCAGGCAGCAGTGCCAGGTAAAAATAAATGCTCTTGGTGCGAAGTATGCACAGGTTGTGAAAGAATCTGGTATTGCATCAAAGGAAGACCGTATGATAGTTGAAGGCTTCAGAGCCGTAAAAGTGAAATAGACAGGAGGAAAAAGATAATGAAAAAATTATCGACTATTCAGAAGAGAGAAAAATTAAATGATGTTTTTGCAGTAGATGAAGAAGGCCCCGGCGGCGCGAATCATCTGTACGTGATTTACAAGAACGGGTCAGCAGTACTGGAAGATGGGGACACATCTTTACGTGGCAAACCAGAGGATCTGCTTCTTACCGTACAGATGCAGTGCGGACCGCGAAAAGAAGCTGATTCTCTGCACGGTGTAATTGATACTGATTTACTGGAAATTGTGCGTGACCGTCTGAAAGCATTTCAGGCAGGACCATTTTCTTCCAGAGAAAACGCATGTGCTCTCACTCACATTGAAGAAGCTCTTATGTGGCTTAATCGCAGAGTTGAGGATCGTATCGAGAGAGATGTGCTTGGCAAGAATCAGAAATAGGAGGGTGACTGGATGAAAGCTATGTTATCACAGCCGATGGCCGGAAAAACTGATGAGGAAATTGTTGCAACGAGAGAAAAGGCAATTAAAGTCTTAAAAGAAAAAGGGTATGAGATTGTTAATACTCTTTTTACGGATGACTGGTACAGTGATAAGAGCATGAAGGCAAGAGGAGTTGTACAGATTCCGTTATGTTTTCTTGCGAAATCTTTAGAGAACATGAGTCTTTGCCACGCTGCTTATTTTTGTAAGGGTTGGGAAAAAGCACGCGGATGCCGTATTGAACATGATGCGGCGGTTGCGTATGGATTAACAATTATTTATGAGGAATAATACAGCTCTCTAAGTGGGGGCTTTTCTTATGTCAAATTCTAAGGAGGAGCACATGGTAAATGCGAAAAGTGGTTTTAGTTAGCCGCTTGGCGGCTGGGTATGATGCGGACAGATTTGTTTTTATCTACGATGATTTGAAAGCTGTACGGTTCTATGGGAACAGACTCTCAGACGATCAGGCAAAATCACTATTCCGGCAGGAATTGATATCTAATGGTATTTACAGCGAATAAGCTGAGTACAAATTACCCAGCGTTGCAGGGTTCTAAATGCGACGGTGTGTCAACCGCAGAGTGGCTGCGGATATATAAATTAAATCGAACATACAGGAGGAGAAGCAGATGGATTTTTTGAAAGAATTTTTTGGTGATGGGGCATTAACCTACGAGCAGCTTCTGGAAAAAGTACAGGAGAATAAATTGAAGGTCGTGAACATTGCAGACGGTTCCTATGTAAGTCGTGACAAATTCAATGATAAGGTTGATTCCTTGAAACAGCAGGTAGCAGACCTTCAGGGTCAGGTTACTCAGCGTGACACTGATCTGGCAGGACTCAATGAAAAACTCACAGCTGCACAGGCAGACGCAAGTAAGCTCTCAGATGCACAGGCAGAACTTACCCGCTTACAGTCCAAGTATGAGACAGACAAGCAGGAATGGGAAGCAAAGAGCGCAAGACAGGCATATGAGTTTATGGTTCGTGAGCGTGCTAACGCCCTGAAATTCACATCACCAGCAGCAAAGAGAGACTTTATTGGACAGGCCAATGAAAAAGGCTTCAAAGTGGATGGCGAATCTCTGTTAGGTTATAATGATTTCGTAGCTAAGTACACAGCAGACAATCCGGGGGCACTGGTAGAGGAAAAACCGGCAGGCGATCCGACACCTACACCACCGACAATCGTTATCCCGAATAATGGTCCAAAAGTATCTCAGAAAAAAGGACTCATGGAAATGATGAAAGCCAAAAATGAAAACCCAAATATGGTAGTTGATTTTGGCGACAAATAAGAAAGGAAAAATAAATAATGGCATTTTTCGATTCTAAAATCTTCAATGGTGAGGTATTCCAGAAATATGTGGAAGGACTTCCAAACCCAAATAAAACAGAACTTATTAAATCCCGTGCGATTCGTCCACGTCAGGATCTGGCAAGCGCAATGTCCGATCAGGTAGGTGGCAACTATATCACCACACCTCTGACTGGTCTTATCAGCGGTACAGAGGCACAGAACTATGACGGCTCTACAAATATTGAATCCCACAACACAAAGACATTCAGTCACTCCCGTGTCGTAGTTGGCAGATCTAACGGATGGACTGAGCGTGATTTCAGCTATGACATCACTGGTGGTAAAGACTTCCTTGAAGTTGTTGCAGAACAGATTGCAACATACTGGGATGAAATTGACCAGGCTACCATTGTCCACATCTTAAACGGTATCTTCAAAATGGCCGACAAAGAGGGCAAGAAGTTCGTAGATGCCCACAGCTATGATGTAACCGGAAAGACCAACAGCGAAGGAACTCTTGGCTGCATGGATGGCACTACTCTCAATACAGGTATGCAGAGAGCCTGTGGTGACAACAAGGGCAAATTCTCTCTTGCTATCATGCATTCTGCAGTAGCAACAAACCTCGAAAACCTTCGCCTTCTGGCATATCTGAAATACACCGACGAAAACGGTATGCAGCGTGATCTTGCCATTGGTACTCTGAATGGACGCACAGTCCTCATTGACGATACTATGCCAACTGAGGAGGTAGCCGAGTCTTCTTCTGGTAAGGGCGATGGCTACACAAAGTACACCACTTATGTACTGGGAGATGGAGCTATCGAGTACACAGACTGCGGTGCTAAGGTTCCGTATGAAATGGATCGTGATCCGGCGAAAAATGGTGGTGAAGATACTCTGTATTCCAGACAGCGTAAGTGTTTCGCGCCTTACGGTATCAGCTTTACCAAAAAGTCTATGTCTTCTCTGTCTCCAACAAATGCAGAGCTTGAGACTGGAACAAACTGGGTGCTTGTAAACTCTGGTGACGGGTCTAACACTGAGTATATTGCTCACAAGATGATTCCGATCGCACGTATCATCTCCAGAGGCTGATCCTGAAAGGAGGGCATGTATGTATCTCACTTACGAAGAGTATAAAGCCTATGGCGGCACGCTCTCTGAAACGGATTTTACCGTGATGGAGTTCAAGTGCCGCAAAAGAATTGACAAGTTAACCGACTGTCGGGTACAGAAGATGTCTTCCGTACCCGAAGCCGTTAAGTTGTGCGTAATGTCGTTGATTAAGCTGGAAAGTGCTGTAGGGACAGAAGCACAGGCAGAGAACCCGGTTGTTACCTCTTTCAGTACAGATGGGTACTCCGAATCCTACGGGAAAGCTATGGGCGTTTCTGATGCATCTACGGCAATGAACAGTACTGTTTATTCCATGCTCTACGGCGAGCTGGATGACAACGGTGTACCTCTGTTATATCGGGGGGTGACTGGCTATTGAGGCTGTGCAATGAAACTATAACAGTATTCAATTCCAGACTGGATGAAGAATCAGGGATGGATACCTACCACCACACTGTTATATCTGGCGTGTCCTGGTACAGCGACATTGCCGCGAATGTAGAGGGCGATGGTGGGTTAAAAGCTGCCAATAAATTTACAATCCGCATACCGGTTGATGCGGATTTTTCTGGTAAGGCATACGCAGATCCGATTGCATATGCAGGAGGTGATCCTAACTATCTATTCACCCTTAAAAACGGTGACATCATTGTACGTGGAGCTGTAAATGAGGATTTACGTCCCGCTGAATTGAAAAAGATCTGTCCGGAAGTCGTTACAATTCTTGGCGTGACTGACGACAGAAGAGCCAGAGCGAAGCACTGGAAGGTGGTGGGGGCCTGATGCTGAAGCTGAAAGTTAAAATGGACCTTGACCGGAAACTGACGGATGATGAAGCACTAAAGAAAGCTCATCTGGAAAAAGGTGGTTTGGTGCAGCAGTCTATTGATAAATCAGTTATCGACTGGGATCTGCAATACGCACCATGGGATACCGGCACTTTAGCGAAAAGTCCGTATAGTGTGACTGAAATTGGCAGTGGTGAGGTTATCTATCCCGGACCATATGCCCGTTACCTCTATTATGGTGAGGTCATGGGTCCGAATATTCCAGTATTCGATGATAATTCGGGTATACCTACACGATTCTGGTCACCACCGGGAAAACCCAAAAAGCTGACAGGCAGACAGCTTCAGTACAATACGGACATAAATCCGTTGGCAGGCTCTTTCTGGTTTGCGCGAATGAAGGCAGACCACAAAGACGATATTGTAAAGGAGGCTCAGAGAGTTGCCGGACTTAAAAAAGTTAAATAACATGGAACAGCTCCGAACTTGGTTTCGGAGCTGTCCTTTTTTGCAGAAAAATTCAAGATTTCGCGTGGATCATCTGGCAGAGAATCCGACAGAGTATGCGCTTTATGCGGTGCCGTCTGCGATTAACTGCAAAGAGAACATTTTAGGGGAGAAAATACCGCTTAAAATTCAGACTCTTGACTACATTTTTGCATCCAGAGAATCCTACGGTGCTGATGTGCAACAGAACTTGGCAAACCTGGGCTTTTACGATGCAGTTGTATCTTGGATTTTTGAACAAAATGCACTGCGAAATTTCCCTGAGATCAATGAGGGCACCGTGGAATCTATCGTTCCTACATTAACCTCATATCCGGCAGAGGCCGGAAGCAGTGCAGCAAAGTATCAGATACAGTTGAAGCTTACTTACAAAATGAATTTATGACAGGAGTGAAAGCATGAATAAATTAGATATGAATTTACAGAAATTTGCGGGTGAGGTAAAGGGTCAGATCGACAGAAAGTATATGGCTCATTTCCTTGATTCCAGTTTTGGTAGCGAAACACCAAATTGGGTAAGACTGGGTAAGGATTTAGAAGAGTACAATGTAGAACTTAACCCGGATACAGAATCTAAGAAGAACATTCTTGGAAACACGACTATGAAGCATAACGGATATAATCCGACCTCTGAGGCAGATCCGTTCTATGCAAACGTCGGTGATCCGCTCTTTGAGCACTTACAGGATATCATCGACACTCTGACAAAGGATGATGGCTGCAAAACAAAAGCTTTAGAGGTTCATATGTGGGATGGTGACGAGACTTCCGGTTATAAGGCCGTTATGCAGGAGTGCATGGTGATTCCGAAATCCTACGGCGGTAATACTTCCGGATACCAGATTCCGTTCGAGGTCACATATATCGGTGATAAGACCAAAGGTACCTATTCACCAAAAACAAAGACATTCACAGCAACCGTGTGAGCATAATTAAGAAGGAGGTCATAAAATGAGCAAAACATTGGCATTAAATGTTGATACAGGTAGCATTCTTGTAGAGGTAAAGGATAAAGGTGAAAAAATCGGGGAGTTTCGGTTTAATCCCTGTGATTTAGATATCGCAAAGAGATACGAGAAAGTTGCAGACGTATTAAGCAATCTTAAAGTGAGTGATGATCCTGATATGGATGAGGTCTTTGCATTCAGCGACAAGATCAAAGAGCAGTTTGATTATCTGCTTAATTATAAAGTTTCTGATGCAATCTTTGCGAAGTGTAATCCTCTGACGCCTCTGGCTGATGGAGAGCTTTACTATGTTAAGGTTCTTGATGGCATTGTTGGGCTGTTTGAGCAGACAACAAACCAGCGTATGAGTAAGATCAACGAAGCTACCGCAAAATACCGTAAATGAACATCTGGGAACTCCCCACTTCATTAAATGTCGCAGGCACGGACTATAAGATTCGCTCAGATTTCAGAGCGATTCTTGACATTCTGAAATATTTCAGTGATCCGAATTACGACGATTATGAAAAATGGGAGATTTGCTTCACTATCCTCTATGAAGATTATGAAAATATGCCGCCTTGTCAGAAAGAAAAAGCTGCCGAGGCGGCACTTTCATTTATAGATGCAGGAATGCCAGAAGAGGAAAAGAAAAAGCCCTCTACAATGGATTGGGAGCAGGACGGCCCTGTTATCATTCCCGCGGTAAATAAAATAATGGGGAAAGAGATTCGTTCGGTTCCATACCTACACTGGTGGACGTTTACGGGGGCTTACATGGAGATAGGGGATAGCCTTTTTAAACAGGTTTTAAGTATTCGGCAAAAGAAAAAATCTGGAGAACATCTGGAAAAATGGGAAAACAAATTTTATCAGGATAACAAAGCTCTGTGCGATTTGAAAGAGAAATACACAGATGCGGAGTTAAAAGAACAGGAACGGTTACTCAGGATATTAGACGGGGGAGGTGTAACATGGCAGAGCAGGCAGACGGATGTATCCGAATTGAAACTGCATTGGATACAAGTGGATTTATAGCTGGTAAGAGAGAACTGGAAGCATCCGCTCAGAACATGGCTCAGAATGTGTCTCAGATAGGTTCTATAGCCGAAAATACTGGGAAAATAATATCTCAGTCATTTGCCGCCTCCGGTCAGCAGATAGATCAGCAGACAGAAAAAGTAGAAAATCTCAATGGTGAACTTGATAAACTGGGAAACCAAAAGCAAGAAATCAAGATCACCCGCTGGAATGATGACTCTAAAAACTCTGATTACGGCGGCCCCATTGAGAAAGATACCCTTGTAGACGCTAGAAGTCTTGGATACTCTAAAGAAATTGCAGACGCAGTTGACGGAAATCTTGCAAGCACGCAGGATCATGTCAATGAATTAAGGCAAGCTATTGAAGAAACAAAGGCTTCTATGAAATCCATGGAAAAGGATGGCAAATGGTGGGGGGATGAAGATTACGACAAGGCTGCGGTAAAACTGGATCAGCTTCAGAAGGCTGCAAAAGACTATAAGTCGGAATTGTATTCGCCAACGCCAAACGCGAATCCTTTTGGGATGGATACACTGGCAGGTAAGATCAGAGAGGCAGAGTTAGAGCTTAATCGGCTTTCTGAAGCGGGTAAGGGACTGGGAGACGAACAGTATGACAAAGCCTATCAGAAACTTGCCAGGCTTACATCGGAAGCAAGAGAATACAAAAGAGCACTTGTTACAGATGGTTCCAACACAGGTGCAAAAAGTCTTTCTGAAACGATGTCTGGAGTTGGACAGAGACTTCAGAAGTCAGCTAAATCCATAGGAAGTGTTACAAAAGGCTTAAAAAAAATAAAGTCTTACGCTGATTCTGCTGCCAAGTCTGTTAAAAATCTCGGGTCCGCTATTCTGAAAATGGCAGGATTCGGGGGCAAGATGGACAAAGCTTCAGACAGCATGGCGAAAGCCCTTAAAATGCTGATGCGCTACGGACTGGGAATCAGAAGTACCTATGTGCTGATAAATAAGTTCCGAAGCGCGATTGTAGCCGGGTTCTCTAACCTGGCACAGTATAGTGAGTCTACCAATGCAAGCATATCGTCGGTGATGTCGTCACTCACACGGTTAAAGAACGCACTTGCTACGGCATTTGCTCCTATTCTTACCGTGGTATCTCCGATTTTGACACAGTTTATAGACATGTGCTCGAATGCGGCTACACAGGTGGGGATGTTCTTTGCAGCATTGGCAGGACAGACGAGCTTTACAAAAGCGAAAGCAGTGCAGCAGGACTATGCAGAATCGTTGAATAAAACATCCAGCTCAACCAATAGCGCAGCTAAGGCAGCTGAGAAGCAGGCGAAAGCCCTCAAAAAGGCACAGAAAGCCGCGCAGGGGAGTATTGCATCATTTGATGAGTTAAATGTGATTCAGCACGATACAGCGGACACAACAGACTCTACAGGTGACACAGCAGCAAAGGGACTTACACCGAAAGATATGTTTGAGGAAGTCCCGATTAAAAGTAAGATCAAGAGCTTTGCTGACAGGATTAAGAATCTTATCAAAAAACAGGACTGGAAGGGCATTGGTAAGCTACTTGGTAGCGAAATCAATAAGGGCTTAAAGAAAGTCAACAATGCAATCAAATGGGATAATGTAGGAGATAAGATTGAAAAAGGTGTTACAGCAATTACCGATATATTTAACAGTATGGTTGACGAAATCGACTGGACATATCTGGGTAACACCATAGGAGAAGGGCTGAACACCATTGTCCGTACCATGAATTTACTCATGGAGAAAACAGATTTTAAAAATCTTGGAAAAAGCATTGCTGAGGCAATCAATGGTCTTATGGATACGACCTCATGGGAAGAGGTCGGACGGTTCTTCGGCAATCGTGTAATGGTACTCTGGGACACGCTAAACGGGGCTGTACATGAATTAAACTGGGCGAGTATAGGAATATCTATAGCAGAGGTTTTAAACGGCGCATTTCGCCGTATAGACCTTACAGAGATAGGTGATACACTGGCGACATCGGTAAATGGCATTTTTACATCCTTGAAAAACTTTACAGCTACTTTTGACTGGACTGGTTTCGCAGATAATGTAAGAAACGGCATATCTACGTTCCTAAAGGAAACAGATTGGAAGGCAAATGGTGAAGCTCTGGGAGAGTTTATCACAAAATTATGTGATATGCTTACAGACATGCTGACCGTAGATAACTTCAAAGAATTTGGAGAAGGTATTGGCACATTCTTATCAGAACTTCCATGGGGTACAATCCTGAAGACAGCAGCCATCACAATAGTTAACGCTATAGGTGGTTTAATGGCGGGATTGGCAAAAACACCGGCAGGCTTATTTGTAGATGGGTTAGTAGCTGTATTCGGATCGGCAAAAATAGTTGGAATCCTGACAGCGGCATTTAAAACGCTGTTTGGAACAGCGGCGTCCAATGGCGCAGCAGGTGCGTTAGCTGCCCTAAAAGCGGCAGGCGTGTTCGCTTCATTTGCTTCAGCGATTGGGATCGGAGTGACAGCAGGAGCAGCTGCGGCAGGAGATTCAACAGCTTCAGATGATGAACTGAAAAGCACGCAGGATCTTCTGGCAAATTTCGCCTTAGTTCTCGATGATCTGAAAGAAAAGGGAATTGTCTCAGGTGCGGCAATGGATACTTTGCAAAAAAGTATCAGCACAATTTCCTCCGATACAACACCCGCGGGTACGATCAGTGCATTGAGAGACGCTTTAGTGGATGCAGGAGTATCTTCTGATGATCTGGCGATGTCCATTTCAAACACAAACACAGACTTATCAGAATTGTACAATGTGATGGCAAATTCTACGGGCGCTATAGACGATGCAACGGGAAAAACGAAATCTTTTGCAACAGCAATTACCGGAGTAGATACCAGCCCACTTATTGATAAACTGGAATCTCTTAGGGGTACAATTTCAAAAGTCGAGTTTGCAGACATGGTTGTAAAATCTGCAAATGCTATCGACGAGATGGGCGGCATCTGGGAGAACGGGAAACAGATCCTGGGAGAGAAGGCCCTTGCAATCTACGCAGAAATCTGTGATGGTCTTGAACCGGATGAGAATGGATTCTATACACTTGCCAGTGGTCAGATGGTTCAGTATGGTCAGGCAATCGAGGACTCCACCGGAACACTGAAGGAGAAGACGAAAGCTACACTGGACGAGGGGCTGAAAGCGGGAATCAATGAGTGTCTGCCGGAGCAGAACCAGATTGGCGGCGAAATGGGAAACTATTTCGTTGAGGGGTATACCAGCGCGCTGATCGGAAACAGGCAACTGAAATCCGCTTATGAAGAAGCATTGAAAGGCGTTGATACGACAGTAGCTCAGGAGCAGGCAAAGACCACAGGTGAAGAACTGGGAAAGAATACCGGTGCAGGATTCCAGAAAGGCATTGATGAGGTTTCAGACAGCGTGAGCGATTCTGTCACTGGCATGATGGAGAAATCCGTCAAGGAACCGGCGCAGAAAGCCGTAGACTCTCATTCACCGTCAAGATGGTTTGCACAGCTTGCTGTATATTGCGGACAAGGCTTCGGAAACAATCTCAACAATGCGTTTGCTTCAACGTTCTCATGGTTTGGAAACTTCAGGGCAAGAATCGTGAACAGCATTGGAAGCCTTTATACAGTTGGGTACAACTTCCTGATCGGCATGAACAATGGTATAGTGGCAGGCGCGCAAGTTATGTATAACAATGCCAAAATCATTGCTAATAACCTCTCTAACATTTTTAGATCTGCATGGAAAATCCATTCTCCGTCACAGGTAGCAGGTGAAATCGGTGGCTATTATATGGCGGGTATGTTCAACGAAATGCAGGCTGGAGCTGATAAGATTTTAAGCATGTTCAATAACTTTGCAAGTCGTATTGGATCTACAAAGTTTGATGCGCCAAAACTGGACATTCCTGTATCATACAGTCCGGTAACATCAGCAGCATACCTTAATCAGGTGCCACTTATGGCTCAGGGAAAAGTTATCCCACCAAATACAGTCAGAGATTACAGCGCGGATAAGAACAGCAGGGCATCTGATATTGAAAATGCAGTTGAGAAGGTGTTGTTGAGAATGAAAAATGATGATAACGGCTTCGGGAATGATGATTCTAAATACATCATCCTAAACATCGACGGTCGTGAATTTATCAGATGGATGCAGGCACAGAATGAACAGGATCTAAATCGTGGCGGTTCGGGATTATTCCCATCGTCAGTATAGGAGGTGAGGGCATATATCCGGATTACAGAAAGCGGCAGTTAGTTCGGGGGCATTTCAGGGGTGGTTTTTAAAATTCGGTTCGCAGAAACTGCCAATGGAGTATATCATTAAAGGTGGGTATAGCAGCACCCCTAATCAGAGACAGGAATCAAATGCCTGGCAGGACACGAATGGGAACCTACACAGGGATACAGCATCGCATTACCGAACAAAGATTGAATTTAAGACAGTGGAAGGTATCACGTTAAGTGAGAAGCAGGAAATTCAGGGCATTATAAATTCTGCCATTACAGATAAGAAGCAGAGAAAAGGAACAGTTACATACTGGAACGAAGAAGAAAATGCCTATAAACAGGCCACTGTGTATATTCCTGACATTACCTTTGAAGTAGATGAAGTGGATGAAAAGCGGAAGACAATATACTACAAGTCGATTAGAATCGCACTGATAGAGTATTAAACCAGGGCGCATGGGTGTCATAGCTCATGCGCTCTTTTGTTTTAAAACTGAAGGAGGCAGATATGGCAGATACATACAAACTTAGCAGTCTGATGGGTACCACATCCGGAATGACTTTAGTCACCAGTACTATAATGAAGAGCGGAAAGACGCAGGTCCTTGACAGCTATTATATGTATTCTAAGGTACCATATGGAAGATGGTATTATTCACAGGCACAACAATCTTTTGATAATGAAATTACAAAAGTATCTGTTAAATATGATGGGAATATACTTTTTACATTTAGAAAAGGTTCGCTGGGCGAATGCGATGCATTTTATGTAATCGGGTTAACAGCAACAGAAAAAATATACAAGCAGAGCGGTACTCTGGATACAGGCGAAAAGTTTGATAAAATTTGTGTATACGGTACCACTATCAACCTCAATCTTGCGAGTTTCCAGGTTAATGCGATATACGAAATGTTCCTTATCAGCGGAGGCAAAAAACCGCAGATCATATTTAATTTTATAAAAGCACCAAAGGCATATTTGAGCAGATACGAATACCCTTTTACAAGATCAAGCAGTGATAAGAATATGACAACAAAACTTCCAGTAAAAGCGGCTCCATCAAAGATCTATCTGACCTATGCAGGCGCAGCCGATAAATGGAAAGTAACAACAGATTTATTTAGTACTGTTACCTTAGATAATCTGCTGGGGACAAACTGGTTTCTGTGTGGATCGTACGATTACTCTGTAACAGTAAAAGACAGCAGCCTCTTTGATTTCTTCAAGATAAATAATCGAGCCTTATCCCAAATAACAGGATACGGAAAAGGCAGGGTTGTATTACAGAGTTCAGGTAATATAATCTGCGTATGGGGAACTACGAATAACGGTGCATATTCTTCTTATTACGCAGAATACATGAGAAATGTACCGGAGCTGACACTGGCAGATGGTTCAAAGTTCTTCAAAATGCGTGGAAGAATGAGAGTAAATTCAGGTAGTAAAACCGCATTAATTTATGAAATGTATCTCCTGAACAATCAGAAGATTCTCATTTATATCGCTGGGATTCCTGATGATGACACAAAAGCAACTGGAGAAAACTATGTCAATCTGTTTGGTGTAAATACTTCTTTGGGAGAGGTGACGGCAGGAGAAAAAATCTGGCTGTATCTGGATGATGCTGGTACTTCTTATGCAATGAAGACAGGAAATGATTCTGAAGTTTCAAAGATAGAGATTCTTACCCTGCCGACAGAGAATACATTTTACCTCGGAAGCAAACTGAATCTGGATGGATTGACAGTGCGCGCAACATTTGCTGATGGAACTACTTTTGATATTCTCAAATGGAATGAAATAAATGTTGCTTACACGAACGAACTGGGAAATCAGGCAGTAACTGTAATGTTTAGAGGGAAAACGGCTACATTTCAGACAGAATGCCTGGAGGACAAAGTTGCATCAATAGACTTCACAATCAGCCAGGATCACTATATGATCGGAGAATCCCTGGGATACATCCGAGTAACAGCAACAAGACTTTCAGGAAAGACAGAATCCGTCAGCACAGGTGATTACACAATTTCCGGATATGACCTGAATACGCAGGGAACACAGACTATCACAGTTGCTTATGAGGGATTGACAGCGACCAAAGAGATTCTGGTTGATTCACCTGAAACAGCAGTGCTGACAGTTGTGAATAATTCAAGTGAACCTTTTTTAATCAATTTTGATACGTTCGAGTCAATGAATGTAGTGGCAACTCTTACATATAGCGATGGACAGACAACCAACATTTTACCGTCTTATTCTGGATATGATAATGAAGCAGCCGGAGAGAAGATTATTTCTGTTTCATACCGTGGTTTATCTGCAACCTACACGGTACAGGTGGTAGAAGAAATTACACATCAGGTAAGTGACAACATTACTATGACCCTAAATGGGTTAACCGGAAAAGCAGTAATAAGTGGTTCTGGAGAAATACCGTCAGGTTCTAATATATTTTCAAACCCACATGAAAGTGATTGGCGTGGATCCGGATATAAAACGGCAATCAAAACAGCAGAAATAGCAGATGGCATTACATCTGTTTACGGTTTTGATAGTTGCGTCAATCTTACAACCGTTCAGTTACCGGATAACTTGAATAAAGTGGAATATGATGCTTTTTCTGGATGCTCAAATCTGCAAGAAGTGACACTTTCAGAAAATGTTACAACAGTAAATAGTTCCGCCTTTAGCTCTTGTACAAATACAATTCTTACAATAAAGAATGCGGAGTGCCAGATATATGATGAGAGTTATACACTGCAGGTAGCAAAGATAAGAGGACACATAGATTCTACGGCACAGAGCTATGCAGAAAAGTACGATATAGAATTTGAACCGCTTGAGACTGTTACGAAGATTCAGATCACAAAGAAATCAGAAAAAGTATATCATGTCGGAGATGTACTTAGTAAAGATGATTTTGAGGTAACTGTAACTCTTGACACGGGTGAAAATAGATCTATAAAGTCCTATGAATTTGAATATGATTTTTCTTCCGTTGGGGAAAAGACCGTAAAAGTCATCTACGGAGAACTTTATGCTTCTTTTACAGTAAATATCATAGGATATACTTTTTCAGAGCTGGTCAATACCACAACCGGAATGCAGGTAATTCGAAACACTAAAAATGACGACGGAATAGATACCGTAGATGGCGTTGACTGGTTTAAATTCAACAACGTGACTGCAGATAAACTGTATATCAACGGAAATAACGGGATAGGTTTCGGGGTATCATCAGAACAGTTAAAGATCTGCCGACGTGATGGAGCTATATGGAATATTTACAGGCTGGAAACTGTATTGGACGACGGTACAAAGCTTCTTAAAATCCGGGTAGAAGGGTATACACATTATGGTGCCTCTGGAACACACGAGAGCCAGATAAAATATGAATTATTTTTATTTGGCAATGGCGATATGTACCTGAATGTGATCCAGTCCCCCGCGTCTACAAGTACCTATGCCGGTACATCCAGCCTGATATGCGGTAAGACCACGAACTTGTCTCTGAATGGAGCTACACCTGAGAAACCGGTACAGGTGTCATTCTTGCATCAGGATGATTCAGGGATTGACTGGGAAATAGCATACGGGGCATACAAGTTTGTAAAGCTGACAGGAATCAGTGTCACTACACTTCCGAATAAGACCAGATACAAAGTTAAAGAATCATTTGATTCCACAGGAATGATTGTTACGGCAAACTTTGATGATGGTTCGTCAGAAACAGTGACAAAATATACTCTGACCCAGCCTGACATGACCACATCTGGCACAAAGACTATCACCGTGACCTCTGAGAATAAAAATGCCTCTTTCGATATTCTGGTTGTTGATGTAACTGAAATTATTGTAACTACACTACCATCCAAAACAAGATATTATGAAGATGATACTTTTTCATCGGACGGTATTGTAGTCTCACAAGTATACAGTGATGGGGCTAAAGAGAACATATCAGGCTTTACATTATCCAAACCTGATATGTCCGCAGGCGGCGAGAAGACAGTAACCGTAACTTACAGTAAGTTTACGACTACATTTACAATCACGGTAATTGGTATATCCGGGATAGAAGTCTCCAAAATGCCGACAAAGACAGAATACTATTTAGGCGATAGCCTTGACGCGTCTGGCCTTGTAGTGGTATCCAGATATACAGATAACACCACAAAGAAACTGGAAAATTACAGTATATCCAAGCTTGACAGCTCATCAGTTGGTGAGAAAACAATTACAGTAACCTATAAAACCCACACCACCACTTTCAAAGTAACCGTATACAAAGCAAGTGGTATCAGAATCTCACATTTTCCCGCTAAGGCGTTCTATAAGATCGGGGAGTCTCTGGATTTGACGGGATTGTCTGTAAATCTGATTAGAAATGATGGCTCTGAAAAAGAGATCACGGATTATAGCGTATCCGGATTCGACAGCTCTAAAGTCGGAACCGAGACCATAACTGTATCTTACAACATGATAGTTAATGGTACGAATACCTTTATAGGTTCCGACAGCTTTCAGATTAAAGTCACAAACGATGGCAAAAACCCATTTGACAGCAGCACAGGCGGAGGCGATACAGGAGAAACTGAGGAAAATACAGAGCCAGTGTACGTAACAGTCCATTGGATAGATGGGGAGTTCGAGGATCTGACCCATGAAAATGGCGGTATCAAGGCAAATACGTTTGTTCTTCAGGAGTCTATCTGTTCTGAGCAGTACTTTATCTTTGGTGGCTGCATCTCCAACCAAGTGTCATTTGAAACAGGACACAAACAGTTCTGGGGGACAGATGAAGACTCATACCCGTCCGGCAGAATTGAGGTATATCTGGAATGCAATAAAGCACAGATCAAGGTATTCACAGGCAGGATTGCAAGTGCAGAAAGGACTTCTATCTATTCGACAAGGAAGATTGTAGCCTACGACTATCTGTATGATCTCAGAAACACAGATATTGCAAGATGGTACAAGAGCCAGATTGCCGATAAGAAGAAAAAACTTACACAGAAACAGTTCCGCGATATGTTGTTTAAATTCTTAGGCATTGAACAAATATCTACAAAGCTGCACTGGGATGATGCTTATGTGCCATATACAAACAATGCGAATGAAATAAATGCGGTTAATGTTATAAAAGACCTGTGCCTTCAGAACGACCGCTTTGGATGGATGAATAGGGACGGCAAGTTTGAATACCTAAAGCTTCGCCAAAACAGTCAGGAAACAGGCGAGACCACTTCCGGAAAGAAGATTTACAAATATTATGATAATGCAGAGGTCCATCTTGATACGTTCAAAAGCTTTTGGGCGAAAGAGGGAAGAATATGGTTTCCGCATACGATTTATACTGATCCAGATCCAAGCAGAGCATTTGGCTTCACGGCTGGCGAACCAACTGCACAGGAAGCATATGAAAACAATGTTTTCTATAACCGGAACAGCTTTTTTGTGGGTAATGAAGACTGGATGGACTATGTATGGAGCGCGGACGAATATGGTGGAATCAGCAGAGAAAAGCCGATTATCAACATCTGTTATGGTACTTTTGTAAATCTGGATTTGCGAAAGTTTTACAGGGCGCAAGCCTACACAGTGGAAGTTATTGGAAATCCGCTCAATACAATCGGACAGACAATAGAGCTGTGCAACACGAAGCAGATGGAAGATGGCACAGAATTAGAGTGGTATGTACATTCTTACATCATGAGTAGGACTTTGAAGCTTGGAAACAGCCAATTGATTGATACTTACAGTGCAAATAATGCACCTTTTAACAGTAACAGCCGACAGCTTGGAAAAGATACACCAGAGATATCCGCAACTGTCAATCGCACCCGATCAGAAATGCCTGTAGTAAGCTATGGATTCTCAGATGGTACGAGCGATTTTACCCCGGCTGCAGTTTCTACTTCTGGAAGCACTACAAAAAAGACAGCATTACGTTGCATGAAGCGTATCAAAAAAGATGATTATGATAAGCTTCCCGCGGCAATTCGTACCAGAGACGACACTATTTTTATGACATACAAGGAGAGCTAAATGGCAATAGAGCATAAAGCTTTTTCCGGCGGAAAAGAAATAGACGGTTTCTATTCTGGTGGAAAAGAAATACAGGAAATATGGGGCGGCGATACACTCTTGTGGAGAAAGAAAGAAGAGGTAGTTGCAGAAGACCAGTGGTGGGGAGAATACGACCTGTACGCCAGATTTAAAAACCCTGCACCATACAAGAGAGCAGAAGTGGGATTTACAACGCAGGGAAGAGATGCCCCTCAATCTTACAATTTGGCGTTCGGATTTTGCACACGGGTAGTAAATGGAATATATATGGTCACAGCCGCCGCCGTAGACAATTATGTACTGACCGGGCAATATCACAATGATATATCAATGGTTCCGGCGTGCTACTATAGCAATACAGCAGATATTGGCGGTCAGGTACTTGCGTATCCCGGCATTGATTATGTAGATGACACTGCTTCAAAATGGGATGCACTCTTGAAAGAATATCGTCTTTACACCAAGTCAGAATCCGAACCGATTTATTCATGGGGCGGAGCATTTGAAGAGAAACCGTTCTGGTTTAAAGACAGTGACAAACAGGCGGGGGTATTTGATGTAAGTACGCCTCAGGTAGTTAGTGATGAAGAAACAGGTAAATACTATTACTATCCTGCCAGACTTTTCAGTAACGTAAGAGACATGAAAAATTGGCTGCTTGTCATGCGGAATAATCCGGATAAATGGTGGACAGATAAGTAGCGATACATCGGGAGGATAAAGATGATGGACATTCGAGCAGAGCCGTAACAGGCTCTTTTATTATACCCATTTTACACACAAAGAAAGGAGAATCTTTATGTATGCAGTAAATGTAAAGGTATTACAGGAAACAGAAAATAAAAGAATCGTACAGGCGTTTATCGTAGCCGATACGGTACCGGCAGAGCTACCGACCACTGGAAAGAATGTAACAGGCTTGCTTCCTAAGGATGTATTTGCCCCATTTTCGGTCATTTATGTGGTAGCCGATGTATCTGATAAAATGTTCATTGCAGATGAATCTGGCGTGTTTATCGCGCAGTAAGGGGGCATATATGTTTGATTTTATACAGATCATTCTTTTATTCTATAATCTTGCAGTAAAAAAGGCGAAAGCCTATGCAGATAAAGTCTTCGGTAAAGTCCCTACCGGTGGACTGAAATGGATAGGGGCAGTGAATTACTATGCAGATCTGCCGAAGAATCCAGAGGAGGGCGAGTGCTACACAGTCAAATATCTTGGCAGCTCTGGCACTGAGGTCAGCGGAACCGAATATGCGTGGGGGAAACTAGATGGCACATACCAGTGGATTCCTCTGGGACCTGATATTGATATCAGCTTGTATGTGAAAAAAGCGGATGCGGACAAAGCATACCAGCCGAAGGGTTCATACCTGACTGCTGTTCCACAGGCGACAGCGAATACCTTAGGGGGCATTAAGGCAAAAGCGAAGTCTACAGAATCTGTTGAAGCGGCAATCAGTACAGACGGAAAGATGTATGTCCCGGATATGAAAACGTCCGTGGACAATACTCTCACGAAAAGCGGATCTGCTGCAGATGCAAAAAAGACCGGTGACGAACTGGCAAAGAAAGCAGGTAAAGTAAAACCGGCAAAAGCAGGAAACCTTGCATCCCTGGATGCATCCGGGAACCTCACAGATTCCGGTATGAATCCTATTTCAATCAGTGTAGAACAGACCACACTGAAGATTAAATACTAAGGAGACATGAAATGAATTTTTTGGATAACAAAGATTTGAATGGTACCGCGTATTATTTTCACAGTACCGATGGTGACCGTTATTATGAGGGCATGAACCTCGCTGTTAAGTTCGCAGAAGAAATTAAAAAGTATTCTGACATCTGGCAGTGGATCAAAGCCAGAATCAAGGCAGGGAACTTTGCGGGTATTCATGTAAATGATTTTATTCGTTGGCAGACCACAGACAATAAATGGATCGAGTCACGTGTCGCCGGTATCAACACCTACAGGAGATACGGTGACCGTGAAGTGCCAAACCATATTGACTTTATCAGTAAAGACCTGTGGCCGACACTGCATGTAATGAACCCGGTTAATTACAACAACGGTATCATCCCAACTGAGAACCTGTCCGGTGACGGCACGAAAACAGCTTTTGTACTGACAAACGAAATGGCAGCTGTCGCAAGCGTGACAATCGGGGGCACTGCTACAACGGCATACACCTATGATGCAGACACACATACAATCACATTTACTGCTGCACCGGCAGCAGGTACAAACAATATTGTAGTAACCGGAACTGGTTCCGAATACCCGTGGTTGGCTTCAGATCTGTATTTGTATGCGAACAGTTTAAAGGGTCATGTGGCAGGCGGTACAAGCAAAACATCACCGGTAAAACTGGTAGATTATACAAAAGACGGTATCTGGTCGAAACTTCCGGAAGCCTTAAAATCTGTAATTGTGACCAAACGTGCATTACTTCCTCAGCGATATTCAGCATCCGGGGTGTTATCAAATAATAATTCCTGGGGCTGGCAGGATATGGGTAAACTTTGGATTCCATCAGAAATTGAGGTGTACGGACACGGTGTATGGGCTGATAATCCATGGGATAAGGGTGGATTTGTCCAGTATCCAATATTCAACTGCAATATGAGGCGTGTAAAAGGACTGGGTGACGGAGGTGGCCGCTACAGCTGGTGGCTGATCTCGGCTTCCGCTGGCTACACCTGCAACTTCTGTCTTGTCGCCGGCACCGGTGGTGCCAACCACGCCAGTGCTTCCTCCACCTGGGTGGGGCTGCCCGTCTGCTTCCGTATCTCATAAATCTTTTAGAAATCCGGGGGCCTTGTGCCCCCGGTAAGAGGTAAATGAAATATGAGTAACGTACTTGAAAGGTTCCGCGGTATCTCAGAAATGGAGTTCTATCAGAATGCCATAAAGATACGACACGAGATGTCGCACTTTCTTATGAGTGAAAAGAACGTGCCAAAACGCTGGCGATCTGTTTATGCGTATCCGATTATCAACAAAGTGCAGGAATTGATCGACACGATCATAGATGCAAATAGAATTGTCGCGTACTCGCCTGAGCTGCTGAATGACCGAAAGCAAGGTTTTCAAGATGCTATCGAATTAACTGATAAAATCTTTGAACGACTTCAGGGAGCTGTGCAGGACGTGTGGTGGGACATGCTACACAGTGAGCCGGGCAGTTCGGGATACCAGAACCGATTACGTATTGAGAAACACGTAGCCGAAATAGGTATTCTTCTGGAATATGAAGAACGTCTGTTAAAAGGCTGCAAATATAAATCGAAACTTGTAAAAAGAAAATAAAATATAGTGGTTATATTCTGCATAGTGGCCGCAACAACTGGTGGCTGATCTCTGCTAACGCTGGCAACACCAGCAACTTCTGTAATGTCAACAACAACGGTAATGCCAACAACAACATTGCTTCCAACACCTGGGTGGGGCTGCCCGTCTGATTCCAAGAAAGAAATCTGATTCCATGTCACTATAGTAGGGTCCAGTATAGAGTAGGCTCTTCGGAGCAGAAAACAAGTACCCTTTTTAAGAGTTTTTCTATGGAAGGAGAATATAACCGTCCTGCAGTAAAGCGGGTAAATATGTGCCTTGACGCGGTTGGCCGGACGCTTCTTGCATGGTCAGGGATGGCGATAATATACGCTGCTTGGAATCCAGCTAAGTACCTGATTACATGACCAGTACCGCAAAGGAGAACACAACGCGCCCCTACAATAACACTCCGCGAGGCATCTTTATAAAAACAAAAGAGGACTTACTAATTTGAATAGTACTGAACGTCATGAAGCCAAGTACCAACGAAGAAAAGCTGCAAGAGAGGCGAAAAGACGCAAGCACCTCGATCAGTATGACAACTTCAACAACGTAGCCTCGGTTCCAGCTCTTATAAGAGCACATTTTGATTCACGAAAAGGCGTTATGTGGAAGGCTTCTGTAGCCAGATATAACGCGCATTTTATTAAATACGCTGTTATGCAGTCCAGAGATTTATACACTGGCAAATTCAAATGTTCCGGTTTCTTTATATTCTGGATCATTGAACGGGGTAAAAGAAGACACGTACATAGCTTACACTATGCGGAGCGCGTGATTCGTCGTTCCTGTTGCATCAATGCTATTGTACCTATTCTTTCCAGTGGGTTGATATACGATAATGGGGCAAGTCTGAAAGGCAAAGGTGTATCGTTCTCAGTGATGAGATGCGCGGTACATTTACACCAGTATTTCAGGGAAACCGGCAGTAATGATGGATATATCTTGGTTATCGACTTCAAAGGGTATTTCAATCATATTTTGCACAAGCCCTTGATGGAGAATGTGATTGATCGTTATATCTTAGATCCAGCGCTGAATGCTCTTGTAAAACAATTCATATCTGCTTCAGATATGGAAACGGACAGTGAGAAAGGAAAAGGACTGTATATCGGACCAGAAGACAGTCAGATATATGCAATATCGTATCCAAGTTCTATAGATCATCATATAAAAGATAAATGGGGACTTAGATTTTATGCCAGATATAATGATGATTCTTATATCATGCTGAAAAGCAAAGAGAAGTTGCTGGAATATAAACAGCAACTTTTTAGCTTGTATGATGCGCTCGGTATTATTCCGAACCAGAAAAAGACGCAGATCATAAAAATCAGCAGAGGATTTACGTATTTAAAAACCAAATATTTCTTGACCGAAACAGGGAAGGTGATTATGAAGCCAGACCACAATGCCATAGTCAGAGAACGTAGAAAGCTGAAGAAGCTAAAGAAGTTTTACGATTCTGAAATCCTGACATTGCAGCAGATCTGCCAGCAGTATATGTCATGGCGTGGGGCTATTCTGAAAAAGGATGCATTCCGGTCTGTTAAGAATATGGATAAGCTTTTTTATTCACTGTACCATGTAAGGCCATGGAGATATAAAAAAGATAAGAAACGGAGGGGTGAATATGAACAGAGAACAGCTTAATGGAGAGATTGTAGCACTCAAATCTTTATTGCAGGATTCAGACTATCAGCTCATAAAGCTGATTGAGAATCTTGCAGGATGCACGAGCATTTTTGAGATTCTTGCAACATTCAAATCTTTTCTTGCAGAGTTTGGAGAACTGGTGAACAGTCGAAAAGCTTGGCGGGAAAAAATCAATTTGATTGAAGCAGAATTAGAAAAAATGGACGCTGCTGAAAAAGAGCAGATGGCTACACAGAACAATGAGAGGTAAGAGAGGATCACAACATGTACATTGACCAGAGTACGATCATAACTGCGGCAAGTGTTATTACCGCAATCACTGTAATTTTTTCTGTGGTCTTTGCAATCTATCGGTGGTACTTAAAACAGAATCATCAGGATGTAGAGATTAAGGCACTTAAAAAAGAACAGTGTCTGCTGACCTATGGCGTTCTTGCTTGCTTAAAAGGCTTAAAAGAGCAGGGGTGCAACGGACCAGTAACGGAAGCAATTGACAAGATCGAGAAACATGTTAATCAGGCCGCACACGAACAGGAAGAGTAGGAAGTGATTAAATGATAAAACGGTTGAAAAGGGCCATTTCCAAAATCGGAACGCTGAATATTGTTCTGATTTTGGTTGGGTCCTTTTTTGTATGGTTTAACTGGCAGATGATATTACTCTACCAGGAATGCGGAAGTATGCCGGAAAGCTACGCTTGCGCAGTTGTAGCAGCCACAATAGGGGAGTGCGGTATCTGCGGATGGATCAGAACCAACAAGGATAAAAAGCAGGACAGAAAGTGGCAAAAGGAAGATGAACGGAAGCAGCGGAAAAACGCTGCTTCTGATAACAACGAAGATTATGAAGGAAATCCAATAAACCCAAATGAAACAGGAGGAAAAGGCTAATGATGATGAGTATTGAGACATTTTTAATGTTACTGTTAACAGTATCTATTTTAACCGGTCTGGTTACTGAAGGAGTCAAAAAGCTGGCAGATGAAGCAGGCGAAACCTACAAACCGAACCTTTTAGCGGGTGCGGTATCTGTAGTTTTATCTGCACTGGTATCCGTTGGCTATATCATTCTTACAGAAACACAATTCACTGATAAGATGGCTGTAATTCTAATCGCCTTAGTTCTGCTGTCTTGGTTATGCTCTATGCTCGGATATGACAAGGTAATCCAGTCTATTATGCAGATCAAGAATCACCAGAACCCAGAACAGAAAGAGTGATGTTATGAATAAACAAAATATCGCAGTGCTCAGAAACATAATCTATGCAGTAGAAAGCGGCGGTCAGATTTACGGTAAGGCGGATTATTCCTGTTTTATCGGTGCTGGTGCCAATAATTCAAATGAGAAAGCAATCACCATTGGTGCAGGTCAGTGGTATGCAGGTGAGGCGAAAGAGTTACTGTACCGGATTCAGAGAATGAACCCGGCACTATTCAAAAAGATGGATACGCAGAAACTGGAAGCGGATCTGCTTATGAAAAACTGGGCGAGCTACACAGTTCGTCCGGGCAGTGATAAAGCAAAATGCATTGTCAGCATTATCACTACGGATCTCGGAAAGAAATGCCAGGATACCTATATGGAAGACCAGATTGTAGCATACTGCACTTCAATCACGAAAAAATATGGGGCAATGCAGGATGGTGCCATGATGGAGTGCATCAATATCTTACACCAGGGCGGCAGCGCTGCACTGGACAGAATCCTGTCTAAGACTTCCAAACCCTATACCGCGGATAAGATTTACAGCACCTTATGCTTAGACCCGGCAGACCATTCATGTGAGACTCAGGTGGGAGATTATGTTGATCGGCAAAAAGCAGTTATCAGCATGATCCGTAAATATGCGGTAAGTGAAAAGACCGCGGAAGCAAAAAAGGAGGAAACGACAGTGGCGAAAACAGATTTGCAGAAGTTTAAGGATCTCGGAAATTATTATGCAAATAACGGTGGCACAAAACCGTATCTGGAGAAAAGGACAGAAGCATATCTTGATGATTTTACCAAAAACGCGGGCGATAACAACTTCACTAAGTTTGCCAGAGATGTAAACAACTGGGGTCAGCCCGGTTGTCAGGGACAGCCTTGGTGCGCGGAATATCAGTTCTGGAAACTTGTACAGGTGAAAGGCATCAAGAAAGCCTTACAGATCATGGGTGGCGGGTTCTACAACTGCCAGTCCATTACTACCCACGCAAAACAGGCGGGTACATGGCATCTCACACCGAAAGAGGGTGCATTGGTTATCTTCCGTAATGGCTCACACGTCGGATCCGTGGAGTCTTTCACATCTCAGCGCGTCAATACCAATGAAGGTAATACTTCCAGTGCGCCAGGCGTAGTGGCAAATGGCGGGGCCGTGAGGAATAAATCTTACGCTATTAATGATCCGAACATCGACGGATACGTATGGATTGACTGGGATGGTGCGGGAGCGTCTGCTACACAGAGCTGGAAGGCTACAGGAACCGCGACAGCGAACGTGGATGAACTCTACGTACGTGAGACGCCAAACGGTTACATCTTAGGACAGATCAACACAGGCGATCGCGTTGAGGTAGATGGAAAAACATCTGGAAAGTGGACGCATGTTAAGGTTGCTGGCATCGGAATCGGTTGGATATATACTACATACCTCACGAAAGATGGTACAGCTGCATCCAAGTCTAACACAATTAAGAACAAACAGAATATGGACGAAAAGCTATTCGATGCGAAAGCAACTGCAAAGACAGCAGTGCGCACCTGGGCGGGTAGCGAATACCCTACCATTAAGAAAATACCATATCTCGGTAAGGGCAAGAGCGTAGAAGTAATGAACTATACTCAGAAAGATGAAACCGGTCACAAGTGGTATTTTGTCAGAATCAATAAGAAGTATTTAGGATTTGTAGACACTAAGGATATTAAGAAACAATAATATAAGTAGAAACAGGCTCCTGAGGATTACCCTCAGGAGCTTTTTTTAGTTTACATAAAATGTAACAAAAAGCGTAACAATCGCGTAACATTAGCATTTTTAAACGTTACAATGTTACAAGCGAGTGTAACATTGTAACACCGATGTTACATTTTCTGTTACGTCGGAAACACTTGATTTTACAGGCTTTGTAAGGGTTTGTAACATTGTAACATTTATTTCTAATAGACTTATACAACAGAGGGATTAGAGGATTATAGTACTCCCTATTCTCCCTAATTCGTACAGGTCTATACGTGCGCGAGAAGTTTGATACATTTTGTGAAGTTAAATAAAATTGACTAAACCTATTGACAAGTAAAATATTATTGACTATAATTCACGTAACAGTTAAAAATATTTGACTTAAAGAAAAGAGGACAAACATATGACAAACAAGGAATTGAGGGAAAGTGGTTTCCTGAAAACAGAGTTCGGATCAGAGATGCAGGAGTGCATCACTGCTTGGGATCACTGGATAACGGAACTCAGCAAATTTGCATTTAATGTATCAGGTCAAGAGTACCAGCGCGCAAGCAGAGCTGCGAACTGGTGTCAGGCACAATGGGAAGTCTATCAGCTCGCTATGCGTCAATTCTACGGAATTGAATACAGTTTTAGCAGGACAGGCAAGTGCTTTGGAATCTATACAGAGGACGGCGAAGAGTATCTGTTTGAGGTCAACAGAAAGGAGATCATAGCATGAGTTGGATGGCAAAGATTTATTCTTACGAAATGAAAGAGGATGCATCAGGATCTCTGGATGTTATTGAGTACCTTACAGGTGATTCTCTGGAAGAGATTTACAGAAAAGTATTGTCGGCTTGTAAAAGTCGAAGCTGTACACTTGGAGCAATCTATAAAAACTGTAGACCGGGAGAGGTGTACGCGGATGATGCTACTAAGATGGAAACTTTAAGTGAATATCAGATCCTTAAAGGTGAACTCGGTGGCATTATAGTATGCCGAAAAAACAAGTCTAAAATTTGTTATGTTAGAGAGAATGTCAAAAAGGAGGCGTAATTATGTGGGAAGTTTATCTTTACAGAGGTGCAGTGACTCAGCATTTTGTTGAGTGCGAATCTGACAAAGCAGCGGAGGAACTCTGCGAGGCTTACGGATGTACATATCTTGATGAGCATGGTGTGGAATGGGGCATGGATTATCGAGAGGTGTGTGCATGAGTACTGAAAGATTTTATCTGAGCCAGAACACAATAGGGTGTTATTTAATCTGTGATCGGCAGAGAGCTATCCCGCCTCTGCCGGGGCAGCGTTACGGATTCTGTAAAAAGTGGCTGGCTCAGAAGTATGTAAACGATCTTAATGCGGGCATTGAAACACCAGAGAGCCTGTACACGGTGTGGAATGCAGGAAACAGGAGGATAAGGTAAATGGTAAGAGAAGTGATAGGGGACTTACTGGAGAACAGATCAGATGTTATCTGTCACCAGACAAACTATGTGGGAATTATGGGTGCGGGAGTTGCACTGGCTATCAAAATCAAACTGCTGACACAGGAGCAGTATGAAGAGTATCAGAACTTTTGCGATATGTATGGTTCCGGTGCTCTGGGGTTAGTACAGTTCATTCAGGTACGTGATGAAAGATACGTGGCTAACCTATTCAGTCAGAGTGAGTTTTTGAGCAAATCTAATACAACATTCACGGACTATGAGGCACTTAAAAAGGCGCTGCGAACCGTAGAAATATTCGCAAGGGAGCATAAACTGACCGTGGCGCTTCCAGGACGTATCGGTTGCGGTATTGCTGGCGGCAGTTGGGACAAAGTGCTCTCGATCATTATGAAAGTGTTCAAGCCGTCGCCGGTTTTATGCACGGTGTGCTATAAAGAGTCAGTAATGTAGGAGGTATGGTAATGGCAAGGGGTAAAAAGCTTTCACGGATAAGAGCATGGGTAGACGATCATGCAGAGGGGATGTTCTCAGGTGATAGAGAATATTCGTGGGATGCCATAGGAGGCATGATTATGTTCCATACGGGAATCTTCAAGGGCACGACTATTCGATATAAGGGCGGTAACTATGAAGTTTCGTGTCCGTCATGCCATTTGAATGGTCTATACAAATCACAGGTTGCGGTCATAAACGGGGTTTTGATTCCATTAACCCATTATGCTTATAAAGAAGTCAAATGAAGGAGGGAGAAGCTTGGCAGATATAGGTGTCATGTACAGCAGTAAAACGGATCAATGGGCTACACCGTTGGATCTGTTTCAAAAGCTGGATCAGGAGTTTCATTTTAATCTTGATCCATGCGCAGACGAAACTAACCATAAATGCGAGAACTACTATACAAAAGCTGACAACGGGCTTGAAAAAGATTGGGGGGGGGCACGCGTATTTTGCAACCCTCCATAATGGAACAGAAATTAAAAAATGGGTTGAGAAGAGTTTCCGCGAGAGCCATAAAGCTAACACAATCGTAGTAATGCTGATTCCAGCCAGGACAGATACGTCCTATTTCCATGATTACATATTGCACAGATCAGAAATTCGTTTCATAAAAGGCAGACTGAAATTTGGCGATAGTAAAAGCGCGGCACCGTTTCCATCCATGCTTGTAATATTCAGAAGCGCTGGAACGGATTAAAACAAAACGGAGGAAAAAGAATGAGCATATTTCCAGTTATAACCAAGGAAAAGCAACAAATGTATGAGGATTTTTGCAAAGTGAATAATCCGGTCGGTATTCCCTGTATCTGCGGGTACTGTGGCAGAGCTTGCAGACAGATGGGATCCGAAGCTGATACAGCAAACTGTATGGAATGCGGATTGTCAGTGTTTGCGTCTGCTGTAGATGCAATTAAAAAACGACGCGATGAAAAACAACGAGCAGGAATCCAGGGATTGTATGATTTTGATGTTACGTACATTCGGAACAAATTATGGGACAAAGGTGTAAAGGTCGAATCCACGTATATTGAAAAGGTTTTAAAACACTTAACTGAGGAGGCAAAAAGCACAATGGTAAAAGAGTCATTAGTTATTAAAAGGGGATATGTTTATAAGTTTGAGCCAAAGTCTGAATGTACATCTGATGTTTTTGCACTGGCAATATCATCAGATGCGCGCGGCGCGGATAACATTGTAAATATTATTCTGTTATCGAAAGAACCTACACCAGAGTGTGTGACGATTCGCAATTCAAAATTCCCAAATGACGTTATGTACTGCAATTGTGGGAAAGTCACATTTTCTGAGAGAACACGACTCACAGAAGAAGTGACAAAAGTATCAGATAAAAAGATGGCAAAAATCAGTCTTCTGATAAGCCGTGGTTTGGGTATCCATCCAGAATATGAAGAAGCAAAGAGTCAGGTTTACAAGGAAATGTATGATGAATTACTTGAGAGGATGGTGAATAAAAATGGCAAAACAGATATTGACGAGGATTAAGGACGCACTGCAGTCTTTGAGCGAATCAGAGGATAGCAGCTACACAAAGGTGATGGTTCCCTGGAAACAGGGAACCGGTTTTTCAGTTGAATGCGAACGCTATGCGGGCGCTCCTCTGGAGTATCAAGTCTACTATCAGGTGCATGGTAAAGATATGGACTGCTGCACCTTATATGATTATCCGGATGCGCGCGAGGAGAAGTCGCTGAAAGAGTTTGTGGATATGTACAGGTGAGGTGGAATCGTGAGACTGATTGATGCGGACAGGTTGAGAAAGATATTCGAGGATGGGGAGTATCCTTGCAAACTGCAAGATATGTTGCTGGGAATTGTAGATGTACAGCCGACAGCTCTTGACGCGGATAAGGTTGTTGAGCAGTTAAAAGCATTAAAAATGAGATACTTCTTAACAATTGCGAATACAGGCGATGCCGATAAAGATTGTGCTTACAAAAATATTGCAAATACAATTGATAAAGCTGTAGAAATCGTGAAAGGTGGTGGATTGAATGAATAAAGTATCAGGTGCAATTTTAGAAGAATTAAGAGATAGCATGGTGGGAAGAAGATACAGGCATTTCAAAGGAAGAATCTACATTGTTACTGATCTTGCAGTGCATACAGAATCTGATGAAATCATGGTGATCTATAAATGTTTTGCGGACCCAATTGTAACATACTGCAGACCGCTAAGTATGTTTACCAGTGATGTGGACAGAAAGAAATATCCAAATGTAAAGCAGGAGAAAAGATTTGAGCCGCTTTCGAGAGAGCAGGAGGAGCATGAATGAGTAGTGCAAGCGCAAGATTCGGAACAAAAGCATATGTGTGTTCAAGATATTTTCTTAGGCCAGGGAAGTGCTTCAAATACATAGACCAGCGCGGCGAGGATGTCACGGAACACAACTATGAAATCGTGGCATTATATCCACACTGTGCATTATTAAGAGATACCAGAAACGGATTCAGAATCTGCCCAGGATATAACAGCCTGAGCCTGATGCTGAGAGGAAGTGAAGTGAATGAGTAGATCAATATTAGCGATTGACACGCCCACAAATTGTTATGATTGCCCATTTGGAACTGGATACTGTAGCGATCTTGAATATGAGGGTTTGTGTGAATTAGCTGACTGTTTAGACTGTGATGAAATTCTGATAACAGAAGAACATTATGATTGTGAAAGCAAATCAAGACCTGATTGGTGTCCATTGAAGCCATTGCCGGAGAATAAAAGTACAACTGCACCAGTGAGCAATTACGAAGTGCAGAAAAACTTATTTGCTGGCGGTTGGAACGCTTGTTTGAGAGAAATTGCAGAAACAAGCGATGAAAACGAGCGATAAAAAGTAAGCGATAAGAGGTGAAGAAATGTGTGGTTTTTATGTCAAGAACCGTGCAAAACATTAGATCAGGCACGGAAAAGAGCAATGGAGATTGGACGAGAAAATTTTGATTCGATCCACAAAGAACGTTACGGATTGCTTTTTAAAAGAACTGTATATGTGATTCTCTGGTGGAGATGGATTGAGAAAGGAGAGGTGAAGAAAAATGAGCAATAGTTATTGGAATTATGAAGATGATGAAAATATAATTTGCCCTTATTGTGGACAAGAATACGAGCCTTCATACGAAGATACGTATATTGGAGGAGAATCGGTTGATTGTTACACAGAAGATACGGAAACCTACACTTGTGATAAATGTGGCAAGAAATTCACCATGTACGGATATCAGGCAGGATGGAAATATCGCACAGAAACCATTGACGGAGAAGCAACAGATGAAGAAGTAGAAAGAATTGTAGAAGTTGGAGTGATACGCAATGAATGATTTCAGNNAAGTTGTCATGCTTTTAAAGAAAAATAATATGACGCAAAAAGAACTTGCTAACAAAGTTGGTATCACAGAAGTATCTTTGTCACGATATATCAGTGGAAACCGGACTCCCAAGGTAACAATCATTGTTAATATTGCAAATGCGTTACGTACAACAACCGATTATCTCTTAGGAACGCAAACAAAAGGAAATGAACTATATAACATTGACAAAAGCATTATCACTAAAAGCATTAACTATTACGGCGAAGAAATTCAGTCAACTGTCTGCATGGAGGAATGCGCAGAACTGATACAGGCGATCAGTAAGATGATTCGGGAATCAGATGAGCTTTCCGATGATGATTACGACCACTTATATGAGGAGATTGCAGATATACTGATCTGTGTTGAAATGCTTAAACAGATTTATTGCATCGAAGATTTACATATCAATAACTGGATTAAGCGCAAACAAGAAAGATTACTTAATATAATGGAGGTGCGGATATGAATAACAAAACATGCAAAACTTGCGTTGAGAACGATAACGGGCTGTGTGACCGCAAAGGCATCCTGATAGAGGAAGATGATACCTGCGAAAAACACATCAGCGGATACAACTGGGCTGAATTAATCATGAAAAGATTTATGAGGGTTAATTAAAAAAGGAGAAAAGGATAATGAAAGTAGAATTTAAAATGGAAAAAGCAACTAAAAACACAATCAAATTTAATGAGGTTCTGGAAAATGAACTGAGCGCGCCTAAGATTGGAACACTGTATGTGCAGAAAGCTACACTGGGCAGTATGGGCTGGTCCGAGGGTGCCACCCTTGTTGTTGACTTAGAAATAAAAGAACAGTAGGAGGAAAAAGTTATGGGGACTGCAACATTAAATTTAAAGATTAACGGTCTGGCAAGTATCAGTTGTTCTGGTGATCCAGAATTTGTGCAGAATGAAAGAAAGCAGTTTAATAATCTGGTTAAAGGGATTTGTTCTATTGAGTCACCGTCTGTCGCGCCAGAGCATAAGCCATTACTTGCCCCACAGCCGGCTTGCAAGTTAAGCGTACGTGCAAGCAGTATGTATCATCTGAGTACATTTTTACAGTCATTACAATCCGGAAAGTTACATCTTAGCATGGGTGATGTGATCGAGATTCCTCTTGCGGACGGAACTACGGATGAGTTTGTGATGACTCAGGAAGACGACGAGGCGTATCGCTTTGAGAGCGTGAACTGCATTTTTGGAGAATGTATCACCAGGGATAAAGCAGACGAATCATTTGAGCGATATTATGATCTGCTGCCGAAAGAGCTGAGAAAAGAAATGATCCTGACCAAAAGAAGGTATCGTAACAGAGATGGTGAGGAAAGAGAGCAGGAGAGTTTGTTGTTTCTTCCATCAGCTCCTGAGGTATTTGATCCAGAGAATGTACATGGTGACAATGGCTTATATGAACAAATGGAATGGTATAAAGATCGTCGGCATAGAATGCGCAAGCTGTGTAAGCTGAGTGAGGATACAGTGAGCTGGTGGCTGGTCTCTGCTTACGCTGGCTACACCAGCAACTTCTGTTATGTCAGCAGCTCCGGTAATGCCCGCACCAGCAGTGCTTCCACCACCTGGGTGGGGCTGCCCGTCTGCTTCCGCATCCGAAAATCCAAATAGTTCCGGTGCATTGTGCCCTCACGGTAAAAGCGGGCTACACAAATAAAAAAAA